TTAAAGGGCTTAAGATGTAATGTCAGACCTGCCTCCGAACGACCAGAAAGAACTTTTCAAACAAGCAATCAAAGAATGGATGGATGAACGTTACGCCGACCTAGGACGCTGGGCAGTCAAAGTCATTCTGACAACTGCACTGACCGGGCTCCTCTGGGCGTACATCCAAGCACGAGGATTTAAACTCCCTTGAAGAAAGACAAGAAGACTGAGATCAGAGAACTTGCCGAGGCTGATCTTGAAGTCTGTGCTCGTCTTGTTCTTCCTAGCCGTGTCTACGCCTCAATTCACACCGAGCTATTCAAATGGTGGACCCGAGACGAAGCCAAGTCTCACCAGCTAGTCCTCCTCCCCCGAGATCATGGCAAGTCCGCTATGCTCGGTATTTATATCGCTTGGTGCATTATCCGCAATCCAGCCATCAAAGTCCTCTACCTCTCGGCTACCGCGAACCTTGCCCAAAAGCAGTTGAAGTTCATCAAGGACATTCTCACTAGTGACATTGTCCGCTTCTACTGGCCGGAGTTGGTTAACCCGGACGAGGGGAAACGTGAAAAGTGGACCGAGACCGAAATCGCAGTGGACCATCCACTCCGCAAGGCTGAACATGTCCGCGACCCCACAGTTTTCACCGGCGGGTTGACCACCACTATTACCGGACTCCATGCTGATATCATAGCATTGGATGACGTCGTTGTCAAGGAAAATGCGTACACCGAAGAACTTCGTCAGAAGGTCGAGGATCAGTACAGTCTCTTGGCTTCGATTGGTTCTGGTGAAGCCCGTGTCGTAGCCGTCGGTACTCGCTACCATCCCAAGGACCTCTACGGGACCATGATGGAGAAGCAGTATGAAGTCTACGACGAAGAGTCCAATGTCGTCGGTCGCGAGCACCTCTACGAAGTCCTACAGCGCGAGGTCGAAGACCGAGGCGACGGCACCGGGGAATTCCTCTGGCCACGCCAGCAGCGCAAGGATGGTAAGTGGTTCGGGTTCAATGCGAACATCCTCGCTAAGAAACGAGCCGACTACTCCGACAAGGTCCAGTTCAGGGCTCAGTACTACAACGATCCCCAAGACCGCGAAGGCGGAGGCATCGACAGAGAGTGCTTCCAGTACTACGACAAGGTCCATCTATCCCGTAGCAATGGCTATTGGTATATGCGCAACCGCCGTCTTAATGTCTTTGCCGCTATTGATTTCGCCTATTCCACTAAGTCTCGGGCAGATTTCACTAGCATCGCTGTTGTGGGCGTCGATACTGACCGCAATTATTATGTCCTAGAGATCGACCGGTTCAAGGCCGGGAAGATTTCAGAGTACTTCACCCATCTTCTCGCCCTCCATCAGAAATGGGACTTCCGTGTTATCTCAGCGGAATGTACCGCAGCCCAGCAGGTAATCGTCGATGATCTCAAGGATAACTACATTCGTCGCCACGGTTTGGCTCTTAGCATCAAGGATCACAAACCTACCCGTAATGATGGAACGAAAGCCGAGCGCATCGCAGCAGTCCTTAATGCCCGCTATGATAACCGTCAAATCTGGCATTACAAGGGCGGCAATTGCGAGGTCCTTGAGGAAGAACTCATCCTAACCAATCCTCCTCATGACGACTGCAAAGACGCTCTGGCATCAGCCATTGCTGTCTCGGTCGCTCCCAGCAATCTCGCTTACTCAGTCCAATCCGTTCCTTACCAGACCCATCCTCGATTTGGAGGCGTTATCTAAGTGGCAGGCAAAGTCCTAAACAAACAAGACTTCATGAACCCCGATGGGGTTGGTGAAGCTGTAGCCAAGTTCTGGGTAACGAACAACAACCTCCGTCAGGACTGGCTCGCTGAGAAGATCGAACTCCGTAAGTACATCTTCGCTACCGATACCCGGAAGACTAGCAATTCGTCTCAGGAATGGAAGAACACTACGACCATTCCCAAGACGTGTCAAATCCGGGACAACCTCGGAGCTAACTACGAACTAAACCTGTTCCCCAAGACCCGTTGGTTGACGTGGAACGCAGACAGTGAAGACGCCAACGAGACCGCTAAGCGGGACACTATCCTGAATTACATGCGTTGGACCAATCTCCAAGATCGGTTCAAGAATGAAATGAGGAAATGCATCTTCGACTATATCGATTACGGCAATGCCTTCGGTACGGTTGAATGGGTTGACGAGCGTGTCTCTCTCCCCGGTGGCAAAGAACAAGTCGGGTACGTCGGTCCTACCCTCCGTCGTATCTCTCCTCTGGACATCGTCTTCAATCCCACGGCGCCTAGCTTCCGAGAAGCCCCTAAGGTCATCCGAAGCATCGTCTCGATGGGCGAGCTCAAGAAAATCCTGAACTCGATGTCGAACGACCAGAACCGGGCAGAATACGAGGCCCTGTTCAAGTACCTCAAGGACATCCGGGTTACGGCTCAGACGTACACTGGCGACCTTGCAGGCTTCGATGAGAACTACGCCATGGACGGGTTTACGTCCTTCCGGAACTACCTCATCGGGGACATGATTGAAATCCTCACCTTCTACGGTGATATGTACGATTGGGAGAAGGATGAGCTACTCGAAAACCATGTCATCACAGTGGTTGATCGGCATAAGGTTATTGGTAAGCGACCCAACCCGAGTTACTTTGGATACGCTCCGATTTTCCACGTTGGTTGGCGACCCCGCCAAGACAACCTATGGGCCATGGGTCCTCTGGACAACATTATCGGAATGCAGTACCGCCTCGACCACGTCGAGAACGCCAAGGCAGACGCCGTAGACCTTTCCATCCTGCCGCCCCTGAAGATCAAGGGCAGCCCCCCTGATTTCAAATGGGGTCCGATGGCTAGGATTTACGTCGGTGACGACGGAGACGTCGAACAGATGCCTCCTCAGGCGGCAGTGTTCCAAGCCAACGACCAACTCGCTTGGTACCTCCAGATGATGGAGACACTAACCGGTGCTCCCCAAGAGCAGATGGGAATTCGTTCTCCCGGTGAAAAGACTGCCTTCGAGGTACAGAAGCTGGACAACGCTGCTTCCCGTATCTACGGTGCAAAGATCATGCAGTTCGAGACGAACTTCACTGAGCCTTGCATGAACGGCATGCTGGAATTGGCACGACGGAATATCACGGAAAGCCAAACGATTTCGATCTTCGACGACGATTTCAATTTCCAGACTTTCCAGACGCTGACCCCGCAGGACATCACTGGCGCTGGTCGTCTCAAGCCGGTAGGCGCAAGGCACTTCGCCGAGCAGGCCGAGCTTCTGCAAAACCTCAACAACTTCTTTAACTCCCATATGGGTCAGGACCCGTTGATTAACGTCCACTTCTCGGGTGTCAAGACCGCCCAGATGCTGGCCGAAATCTTCAACATCAAGGACTTCAATATCGTGCAGCCTTACGCACGTGTCCCTGAACAGGCTCAAGCCCAGAGGTTGGCGCAGGCTGCTAATGAACAGCTTGCCACTGAAGCCCAGACCCCGGCGGGTCTCACCCCAGACGACCACGACGCCTCAGTCGCACCGGTCCCTGAGGTACCCCCGATGGATATGGAGGCAATGAAGTGATTTCAACCGAATGGGTTAAAAACATCGACGACCAAAAGGATCGTGACGATTTCGAGAGCATCCTCCGGAATTCAACGTTCCTCCTAGATCGACTTCGGGCAATCCTTGCTGAGTGGGAAAATGACGTCTACTCAGCAGACCGCTCGAAGAAGCAGTACGAAACCGCGAATTGGGAAGAACTCCAAGCCCATCGAAACGGTAACCTAGAAACCATCCTCAAGCTGAAAGACCTACTCAGCTTCTAAATCAAAGGAAGATTATGACCGATATCTTCACTCCCGAACCTACTCTCGATGACTACGTTGGCGAAGGCAAGAAGTACTCCGACCTGACCGCAGTGGCTAAAGCCCTTGCCGAAAAGGACCGGTTCATTGCCCAGCTTCAGGAAGAGAATAGGCAGAGGGAAGCTGCCATTCAGGCGGCACAGAATACGAAGGCTTTTGAAGACCGAATTAAAGCCCTCGAAACGGCGCAGACGCTGAGCCCGGAACCTCCCGCAGCTCAGGTGGCACCTCCTGCTACCCCGGACGTTGAAGACATTGTTCAGAAGGCCATTGCGGCCCGAGAAGCGGCAAACGTGAGGACGCGCAACCTCATGGAAGTCCAGAACAAGCTCATTAACACTCTGGGTCAAGACTACTCTTCGAAAGTAAAACAACGCGCTTCTGAACTGCACATCGACATGAACCGATTGAATGAACTCGCTGCGACGTCGCCCTCGGCGTTCTATGCGATGATCGGTCTCAACAGCGGCAATCAGCCCTCAGGGTCTGTAGCCCCGCCTGTGTCGAACGTGAACTCCGCTGCTCTGAATATCAACACCAGCGGCGAGAAGGGCAACTCGTACTACACGAACCTCCGCAAGGAGAAGCCCGGCGAATACTTCACGGCTAGAATTGCAGCGGAAGAGTATAACCAACTCAAAAAGCTAGGACCCGAAAAGTTCTACGCTCTATAATCAGGAGGGGCTATGTCCTTTTCTACCAATAACAACGAGCACCTGATCCGCTCGAACCTGTGGAGCACTCGCCTCAAGGAAGTCCTCCTTGACGAGCTCTTCGCGACGAAGTTCGTCGATCTCATCACGGATTTCCCGGATGGCGATACGCTGAACATTCCGTCGATTGGTCAGGCTGAGGTTCAGGACTATGTCGAAAACGCGGCTATCCGCTACACCGGCATGGACACTGGTAACTTCACGTTCACCATCGACCAGTACAAGTCCTCGGCGACCTACATCACCGAGAAGATGAAGCAGGACAGCTATGTCATGTCTCGTCTGATGGCTTCGTTCGTTCCCAAGCAGCATCGCGCTCTTGCGAAGGAAATGGAAGTCAAGGTGCTGGACGTTGGTCCGTCGGCCCAGACTGCTTCGAACCTCAACACCATCAACGGTGGCGATCACCGCTTTGTGGCGACGGGTACGAATGCTGTCATCGCGCCGAAGGACTTCGCTCGTGCGAACTACGCACTTACTATGGCGAACGTGCCTAACACCAACCGTGTTGCTATCGTTCATCCCTCGACGGCTTACGCCCTTGAGACGCTGACGAACCTCACGAACGTTTCGAACAACCCCCAGTGGGAAGGCATCGTCTCCACCGGTATCTCTACGGGTATGCGGTTCCTCAAGAACATCTACGGTTTTGATGTTTACGAGAGCCAGAACCTGAAGTCGATCACCGCTGGTGAAACGATTAACTCGGTGTCGGTGAATACCACTGGCGTCGCCAACCTGTTCTTCTCGGCTACGTCGGACGTCCTGCCGTTCATCGGCAGCATCCGTCAGCCCCCGAAGGTTGACAGCGATTACAACAAGGACCTCCAGCGCGAAGAGTACGTAACGACCTGTCGTTACGGCTATAAGCTGTTCCGCCCGGAGAACCTCGTCGTGATCCTGACTGCCACGGATCAGGTGGTTTAATAGGAGGTTAATATGGGTTTTTGGCAAAATAACGACGGTCTTGGCGTCAAGCTTGGCGTCACTGAGGCGGTGTCTCAGGACACTACGAAGTCCCCGGTGGGCGAAGTCCACACCAAGGGCGATCTTCGTGAAGTAGTCGTTCTCATTCCCGATCTGACCAAGCTCGCTACGGGCTCGGCCACGATCCTGAATGACGACTTCTTCCTTCCGAAGAATGCTCGTATCGACAGCGTGGAAGTCGAGGTCGTGACCGGTGCTACGAGCGGTGGTGCTGCCACCCTCAAGGTCGGTACGATTAAGTCCGATCGTTCTACTGTTGGTTCGGCTACGGCTTTCGTGGCTGACCCGGCTCTGGCAACGATTGACACCGCTGGTAAGAAACTTACCCTTATCACTGGTGCCACCGCTGCGGGCGCTTCGATTGGTACGACCCTGTCCGCAGGTCCGTATCTCATCACGGCGCAGGCTGGTACGGCAGTTTACACGGCTGGTGCGGTTCGTATCCGCATCCGTTGGTTCGCTGTCTAAGACTAACGGGGAGGTCTTCGGGCCTCCCCACCCTTTGGAGGTTTAATGACTGTTGCACATAAAGACCTGACGGGCACCGACCTTCACGAGATCAAAGGTGCTTCGTCGGCTACGGCAGGGCAAGTCCCTATTGCTAATGGTTCAGGCGGCGCTCCATTCGGCAAGCTTGACGCTACGTCCTTGACCGGTACGGGCAACCCCTTCGGGAACAATCTACTCCATGTTCGTGAGGAGCAGGCTTCGGGTACCGCGAGTCAGACCCCAGCTACGGCAGGCGGTGTGGTCAACAACGTCCTGAATGTCGTCAAAACGAACGAGATCGCGGGTGCGTCTCTGGCCTCCAGCCAGATCACTCTTCCTGCTGGTACGTACTTCATTGAAGCCCACATCAGCTATCTAATCACGGGCTCGGTGTCGCAGGTGTACTACCGACCCCGTCTTCAAAACATTACGCTGGCGTCTACGATCCTCGACGGACATACGGTGGTTGTTGGTCTCGGTGGTGGTGGCAGTGGTAACAGCTCCATTCAGGGTATTTCAACTATCTGCGGTCGCTTTACTCTCGCCGGCACTACCGTAATCAATCTTCAGCACTACAAGACCTCGGCCCAGTCCCCGGTCGCTCTGAACATCGGACCCGAAGTCTACACTGATGTCATGATCTGGAAGGTCGCATAATGGCTAAACTAACTCTTTCCGATCTGACCAGTCTTACGAACGAAGCGTCTGCGGTTTCGACGATCAACAACAACAACGCTGCGACTGAGACGGCCTTAGAGAATACGCTTTCGCGTGACGGCACTAGCCCCAATACCATGGGGGCTAATATCGACATGAACTCTAACCGTATCCTCAACCTGCCTGCCCCTGTCGCTGACACTGAGCCTGCTCGGTTTATCGACGTAGGCAATGCTCCGGCTGCTGCTGCCGCTGCTCTGGCCAGCCAGACTGCTGCTGCTGCAAGTGCCACGAGTGCTGCTACGTCCGCTACCACGGCTCTGAACTATCTGACCTCGTTCACTGGTACCTCGACTTCCAGCGTCGCTATCGGCACTGGTGCGAAGTCCTTTACTACGACTACTGGCCGTCTGTGGAGCACTGGTTTGTTCCTCAGCATTGTCAGCGCGGCTAACTCTGCGAACTACATGCACGGCACTGTGACCAGCTACGATCCGGCTACGGGCGCTCTGGTCATGAACATCCTAGACATCGGTGGCTCGGGTACGAAGAACGACTGGAACATTCAGTTGTCTGGTACTCAGGGTTCGATTGGCCCCACGGGCGCAGTCGGCACTTCAGGTACCCCGACCGTAGGCCAATTGGCCGTCTGGGTTACTTCGACTACTGCCAAGGGCGTTTCCATCACCGGTCTCGTCAAAGGCAATGGCGCTTCTGATCCTACTGCGGCTGTCTCGGGCACGGACTACCAAGCCCCTATCGGCACCATCTCCGGTGTCGCCAAGGGCAACGGCGCCAACGCTCTGATCGCTGCTACAGCAGGTACGGACTTCGTCAAGCCTGATACGGCTACTGCATTCACGAAGCAGCAGTCGTTTGCTCTCGCTACACTGACTGATGCGGCTAACATTTCTTGGGACGTCTCGACCAGCCAGAAGGCTAAGGTCACCCTCGGTGGCAACCGCACCATGAATGCCGTCACCAACGCAGTCGAAGGCACGACTTACCTTCTCTGGGTTATTCAGGACGGTACCGGTACTCGAACGATTACTTGGACCACGACTGGTGCAGGTTCGTTTGACTTCGGTGCAGCAGGTACTCCGGTTCTGACGACCACAATCAACAAAGCCGATCTTCTCGTATTCGAGGCGATCTCCATCGGCGGTACTCTCAAGCTTCGCTTTACTGGTATCCAAAAAGGCTTCACGTAATGCCTATCTTCTACCCTCACATGGCTAACAACCTGAACATCAACTACCTCATCGTAGGTGGTGGTGGCTCAGGAGGCGCCGGTTCGGGTACCGGAGGTGGCGGAGGTGGAGGTGGCGCTGGTGAAATGATTACCGGCTCCTTCGTAATGTCTCCGGGCTCCTACCCTGTTACTGTCGGCAACGGCGGTGCTCAGGTCACGGGCGTCTCATCGGGCCAAGCCTCTGCTGGTAACGACGGCGGCCAATCGCTTATCTTCGGTATCTTCGCTGCCAACGGTGGTGGTGGAGGCGGCGGAGCCGGACCTACCCCTACGGGCCGTAACGGTGGCTCGGGCGGCGGTGGTGGTTCTAACGCTTCGGGTGGTCCTTACTCGGGCGGTACTTCCACTAAGACCGTCGGTCTAGGCAACGCAGGCGGCACCGGTAACGGTACGTCTCAAGCTGGTGGTGGTGGCGGTTCTGCTGCTGCTGGTGTCAACGCCTCTGGTACTGTCGCAGGTAACGGTGGTAACGGCACAGCATCCTCGATCTCTGGCTCGTCTGTTACTTATGCAGGCGGTGGCGGTGGTGGAGCGAACACCACGAATACTATTGGTACCGGTGGTACTGGTGGTGGTGGTAATGGTGCCAATAACGGTGGCACTGGTGTCGCTGGTACGGCCAATACCGGTTCAGGTGGCGGCGGAGGCGGCAACGCAGGTTCAGGTGGCACTGGCGGAGCAGGTGGCTCTGGTATCGTCATCATTTCTTATCCCGGTACGGCTCAAATCGGCACCGGTGGTACGGTCACCTTCTCGGGTGGCAATGTAATCCATACGTTCACATCAAGCGGGACGTTCACAACTTATTAAGAGGTAATTATGTTCGGTATTGATTTCGACAAGCTCAAGCGCGAATGGAAGACCTTTGCTCTGGCTGTAGGTGCCACGATTGTCGGTGCCGTTCAAGCCGGTGCAGAGCTCGGGCTTCAAGTGCCGGACTTGTTTAATTGGCTGCCCGATAAGGTTAAACCTTGGGTTCTTCTTGCCTTCGGTCTTGGTATGCTCGTATTCCGACGATACCGTGATGCGGATGCACCTAAGCCTGCACAGGCAGAGACACCCACCGTAGAGACTGACAAGACTTAATGTTCGGATTTGACATCGGCGCAATCGCCAAGGGGGTTATGGAGGGGTTCGTAGGACCCCTCTTCTCTTTCCTGAATAAGAAAGAAGACGTCGCCCTAGAGAAGTTCAGGGTCGATGGTCAGGTTGACATGGCCCTCGTCAACGCCCATGTCGCTCTTGGTGTAGCTAAAATCAACCTTCTAAAGAACCAGTGGATCGTAGCCCTTCAGGTCGGCTTCGGTTTCCCGTTGATGATTTACTACGGTAAGTGCATCCTTTGGGACAAGGTTCTTGGATCAATCACCCACGGCCACACAGATGCCCTTGACGGAGACATCCAACAGTACAGCCTTTGGATTGTCGGCTTCTTGTTCGCCCATTCAGTCCTCGATAGCTGGGCAAGGAAAACCTGATGCGATATAACAACCTTCAATACGTCCAGACTGCTTTGTCGAGCATGGACAGCGATCAGGTCAACTCCGTATCGGATACGACCGAGAGCCTCCAAGTCCTCGCGCTTCTGAAGACGTGCTACTTCGATCTGGTCAGTAACGGCGACATCGACCGAGACTACGATCTCTACCAGCTTCAAGCCTCTGGCGACTCCACGAAGCCTGTGACGATGTTCCTGCCCGCGACGGTCAACAACGTCCAGTGGGTCAAGTACGACTACCAGACGTTGGAGAACCCTCACCCGAATTTCCAGATTGTGAAGCCCGTGGAGTTGTATGACTTCATCACGATGGCTACTAATCTCAATCCTACTGATACCAACGTCACTACGTATACGCTGAATACCAATGGTGGTTCGTTCACGCTGTATTGCCGTAACGACGTCCCGCCTCAGTACTACACCTCGACCAACGACAACCAAATCGTCTTCGATGCCTACGACCAGACCGTAGACACTACGCTCCAAGCCTCGAAGACCATGGTGTTTGGTCAACAGAACTTCCCGTGGTCGGACACTGATAACTTTGTCCCGCCGCTGGATGACCAGCAGTCTCAGCAGCTTCTCCATATGCTGAAGGCTCTGGCCTTTGCGGAGCTCAAACAGACCCCGCACGTCAAGGCAGAAAAGGCTGCTAAAGACATCGAAATCATGCAGCAGTCTACCAAGCACAAAGTCCTGCCTCAGACCTACCAAAACACTACCTACGACTTCGGCCGACGACCCACTGGCCGCACTAAACCAACAGGAAGGTATAAGTAATGTACTCACTGCACGACCAAGCAGGTGACAAAGACCTCGCCCGTACTCGAACCTTCGAGCTTGAGAACGGCAACAAACTCATCGCTCAGCAGACCGATCCCTACGGCTTCTGGCGTCTCCATCTCGCTCAGGGCAAGCTCCCTGAATGGCTCGATCAGAGCTTCAACGAATGGGGTCAGGTTCTCAAGGCTGTGGCTCGGTATACGACCCAGCGTAAGGAAGCCCTCGAAGAGATCGAACGGCGTGAAGCCGATAAGGCAGCCAAGCCTGTTCTGAAAGTCAAGCCGGGTTTTAACCGAGACGGCACTAAGATCGAAAAGGAAGACTAATGCCTCGTTCCGCGGCCGTTAACGTCGAAAACAATTTCGTCAAGGGGCTTGTAACTGAAGCCACGGGGATGAATTATCCTGAGAACTCCTGCGTGGAGACTTGGGATTGTGAGTTTGATTTCTTCGGCCGCGTCTTCCGTCGCTTGGGTCAGACTTACGAGATCGGCTACACCGAGAAGGTCATCAGTAAGTCCGCCTCGGCTATCAATACCTACCACTGGCGTAACGTCACTGGCGACGGAAGCACGTCCTTCATTGTCGTCCAGATCGGGGCTACGTTGTACTTCTACAGCACTGTCAACACTACGGCGCTGTCGCCCAACGTCCTCGTGTCTACGATTGACCTGACGACGTATTCCCCTGTCGGTGCCCCTGCTGCTCGTCTGTACGACTGCCAGTTCACTGACGGTCTGGGCAAGCTCTATGTCTTCCACCCTTACCTCGAACACATTTATATTACCTACAATTCTGGCACTAACGTCATGTCCGCTACGACGTACAACCTGTATGAGCGTGACTTCGAAGGTGCTGTTGCTGATCCTTATGCCGTGGACAACCGTCCGACATCGTCCCTAGCGGCTCTGGATGTCAATCACAAATACAATCTATTCAATCAAGGCTGGTGCAAAGCCGATCTGACGACCCCTGAGCTTACGGCTTGGGATGCTGCTCGTGCGGACATGCCCAGCAACTGTGACGTTTGGTGGCAGTTCAAGAACGCCTCCGATGCCTTCGACACGACGACGATTGCCAACGCAGGCCGTGGCAACTCCCCGGCACCTAAGGGGCACTTCGTTCTTAACGTCTACAACAAGAACCGTAACGCTATCTCCGGTCTGAGCAACGTCGCTGCAACGACCTCAGGAACGGCCCGAGCCTCTACAGGTGTCTTCCATGCTGGTCGTGTCTTCTACGCGGGCGTGAATGCGACTGGGTATACTTCGAAGATTTACTTCACCCAGATCATCACCCGAGACAGTCAGGTCGGCAACTGCTACCAGAACGCTGATCCGACGTCCGAGGATTTGTTTGACCTCTTGCCTGACGATGGTGGTGTCATCTCCCTGCCCGAGGCTGGCACGATTTATAAACTCTTCTCGATGGCTAACGGTCTTCTGGTCTTCGCTTATCGGGGGATTTGGTTCATCACCGGGAGTACTGGTATCGGCTTTACGGCTGTGGACTTCACGGTTACCAAAATCTCTAGTATCCGTACGGTGTCTGCGTCCAGCTTCGTTGATGTCAACGGCGTGCCGATGTGGTGGAACACCGACGGTATCTTCACCGTCCAAGGCGGTCAGGGTGGCCCTCAGGTCTCCAGCGTCTCGATCTCGACTATCCAATCGTTCTTCAACGACATCCCGAGTACGTCAAAGCCCTACGCCAAAGGCGCCTTCAATCCTCTGGCTCAAGTCGTCCAGTGGTGCTACCGAAGCACCGCTCCGGGCACGACGGACGAACAGTACTCCTACGATGCAGTCCTTAATCTGAACGTCCTTACTGGGGCGTTCTACCCTTGGACGATTGATAACTCCCACAACGAAGTCCATGGATTGGTTGTCGTTGACGGCTCCGGCGGTACGACTATCGAACAGAACGTCGTCAACAACTCAGCAGTCCTTGTCGTCGATAACCTCGGCAACCAAGTCATCGCTAACCTCTTGACCAACTCAGCGATCATCCCGAGGACGAAGTTCCTCACCAGCATTACCGCTAACGGATCGTTTACGTGGTCGGAGCATCGAGACAACAACTACGTTGACTTCGGAGCGACTGACTTCACGAGCTACTTCATCACGGGTTACAAGCTCCACGGCAATGCCATGATGAAGTTCCAGCCGACGTATGTAACCGTCTACAACGAAGGCGTTGGTAAGGCTTACATCCAAGGTATCTGGGACTACGCCATCAGCACCTCGACAGGCCGGTACTCGACCAAGGAACTCCTCAACTACGATGACGCTCGGTACAGCAACTCAGCCCGTAGGGTCAAGATCAGGGGCCAAGGACGTACCCTTCAATACTTTGTCCGATCACTTCCCGGCGAGCCTTTCGCTATTGTTGGTTGGGCCGCATTTGAAACTGGAAACACTACACCATGACACTCAAGATTGCTACTGCTGAAGACGTACCTGCTATCAGGGATATGGCGTATCGTTACGCTCGGTTGTCCCCCTACGGGTCCTACGACATCAGCCTGACGAAGATCGAAGCTCTCATCAACAACCTCCTCCGCGACCACAACAAAGGCATCATCGTTCTGTATATGGTCGATGGCAAGCCCGAGGGAATGATCGCAGGTATGCTGTCTGAGATGCTTTTTAACGACGATCCCATCGCCATCGAACTGATGTGGTGGGTCAACCCCGAGCACCGGTCCCGAAAGAGTCTCGCTCTCAAGGAAGCCTACGAGTTCTGGGCCAAGAAAGTCGGAGCGAAGTTCATCCAGATGGCTAACATGAACGACGAGAAGATCGAACGTTTCTACCAGCGCACGGGTTACGATCTAACCGAACGTGCGTACCTCAAGGTAATTGGAGGCTGACATGCCCGCTATTACAACTCTCCTCGCAGTAGGCGCTATCGGTATCGCTGGCGCTGGTGCGTATATGTCCTACCAAGGGTCGAAGCAGAACGCTGCGGCTCAGGAGAAGGCTCTGGCTGCACAGCAGGAGACCGAGAACCTCCGACAGCAGCAGATGAACCTCGACGCTGCTCGTAAGAAACGGGAGATTGTCAGGGCCAGTATGCAGGCTCGAAGTGCGGCTCTGGCTACTACTACGGCGCAGGGTGTTGCTGGTCAGGGAGGCTCAAGCCTTCAGGGCGCGTATGGCAGCATTGCTGGTCGTACCGGTGTGAACTGGCTCGGTGTCGATCAGAACCAGCAGATCGGTAACTCAATCTTCGCAAGCCACCAGAACCAGCTCGAAGCCTACAAGCAGGCAGCGAGTGCTCAGAGCACTATGGCGCTTGGTGCTGGCTTGTCCAGCCTCGGTGGTGCCATCCTGAGCAATGCTGGTACGATTGGTAAAGTCGGGACGTACGTCGGCGCTAAGGCATTCTCTGCCTACGCTGGTGGCGGTACCCCGAGTGGTTATGGAGCGTCCTAAGTGATTGGTAATATCTCCCTCGACGACGACACCCCGGAAGAGAAGGTTTCTCTGGATACGACCAGCGAGGCTCTGCCTCCGAATTCCAGTGTGGCGTCTCAGCGGGCTATCAAAGCTGACTATGGCCTCGGGGAGAAATCCCCGGGAGCGCCTACGCTGTACTCTGGTATCGCCACTGGTATCGAGCCCAGCATTCGTCGTTCGGGAGCCATCGACGAGGGCATTGAGTTTGCCCAGCGTCGTAACAAACTCGTAGCTGACATTGCTGCCCAACATGGGGCTGATCTCACCCCCGAGCAGGTAGCTGTCCTTTACGACATGTCCAAGGCGGACTTCACCACTAATCCGGATGACGTCTTCGAGAGGAAGTTCTCGGAGCGTTTCCACACGGATGCACTCCAAGTCAATGCCCAGAATAGTCAGTCTCCGATCCAGCAGGGCCTGAAGGAAGACCCTGACGAGGTCCTGAGGCTTACCGATATGTCCCAGCATCCCACGATGATCCGTGAGTACGCCAAGACGCTCGGCGAGGACCTTCAGAACCAGTGGAACCATACTGGTTGGGTTTCTGCGGGGGCTCAGTACGCTGGTCAGTTCCTGCCTCTCATGAGCGCATGGAACCTCCATAACGTCCTTCAGGGGCCTAATACGGCCGCTGGCGTCCTGCCGGGTGAGAACCTCGGTCAGGGTATCGACCACCTCCTGCGTCTGCCTTATGCGGACGCCCAGAAGCTTCTCAAGCAGGCTGTCGAGCAGGTCAACAAGACCAGCACCCTCGACGCCATGACGCTTGTCCAAGCCGTCCAGAAGTACACGTCCCTAGAGAGCACCGTCAACAACCTCGTTGGTATTACCGACGTAGCGGGCATTGCGAGCACCGCTGGTAAGGGTTTGCTGAAGGTGGCTAAGGGAGCAGGCAATCTGGCTGACCGCGTCTCCTTGGCCCGCGCTGCGCGTCAGAGGGCTACTTCTGCTGCGACCGTCGAAGACAGTGCTGAAGCGGCTGTCCAAGAGATGTCCAAGGAAGTTGGTGTCGTTCCGGCGCAGCCCCCGAAGACGTTCTACATCCCCAAGGATGTCGCTGAGAACCTCGAAAGCGTTTCGATCCCCGAGGGCGGCATTACGGAGTTCAAAACCTCCAAAGGCAGCACCTATACCTACGACGGCGCTACTACGACCCGTAACAGGGTTGCTCATGAAGGCGACACCCCTAAGACCTCGACTGGCCCTCAGCCTCAGTCTGAGAAGACGTACTTCGTCAGCGCCGATGACCTCGATGCTGTGATCGTCCAGAAGGGCAGGCCCCAGCGCGTCCTCGAAATGAAAGACGGCAAGATCGGTATCAGCTACCAGCAGGAGAACGGCCAGTGGTCGAAGCCCTACGGCAGCAACGTTCTCTCGACTAGTCCGTCCCCGAAGGAAGGTCTCGCCCCGATTGAAGTCTGGGGCAAGTACCCGAAGAACCCGTACAAAACGGATATCTACGGGCAGGTCCACTACGGCAACAAAATCACTGAGGTAACTCGTGGTGATAGCGCCCCTGTGTTCTGGACCAACCAAGCCGAGAACGAAGGCTTTACTGGTGGCAAGCGTGCCGAAGGCATGGTCCCTGTAACCATCGACGCCAACCATACGATCAAGTTTGGCCGACCGGAAACTGGTGAGACGTACTATCTCCCTGCGTCTGCTATCAAGCGCATGAAGGCAGTGACTAAGTTCGGGCGTGCTCCGGAGTTCAAAGCCTCAATGGACAAGAACGGACAGCCGACTATTTGGCTTGACCGTAAGACCAAAGAGTTCGTCCAGCCTACGAAGGAAGCCGCAGACGGTTTGATGCCTGTGTCCATCTCCAAGGATGGCAAGGTAGAATTCCTTATGTCCGGACCTATGAAGGATACGCAAAAGGCCCTCGCCGATACGACGAAGGCCCTTGCAGAGACCGAGCTTAAGCCCGCTGAGGTTATGTCCCAGATCGGCGACCACGACAAAGCCTCGACGATCAAGGCTGTCAAGATGGCTACGGAGCCCAAGGCCGCTGACTTCATCGAGAGCCTGCCGTCTGGCATGAACCCCCGGAACTTCTTCGGCAAGGGTTCGTCGCTTTCGAACAACTTCGCAGCCCGTATGATGAACAAGTTTGCCACGGATACCCAGAAGATTTGGGACGTCCTTGGTAAGCTGGATGTCGCACGTCTGACCCCCGAGGCTACTGCCGTGGGTGTCCGTGAGGCTCAGGACCAGTTGAAGCGTATCTATGGTGGTCGTGTCAACGACGGCTGGCTTGACTGGTTGCACATCCCGCCGGAGCTTAACCCCAACAAGGCCAACCTAGATACGATCATTGGCAGGTTTGGTGACCTCAATGCCCGGCCCTTCGAGAGCCGGAAGGCGGCGGAACTGTACCTCCGTGAAATTTACAAGTTTGCCCCCGGTGAAGCCCACGTGGCCCAACAGGGTAGCTCGTTCTACATTCAGGTGCAACGTTTCCTTGATGAGACCTCCGAGGGTGTGCGACAGGCGAACATCACGCCGAAGAACTCGACCCCAGTCAGTATGGTCAACATGCTCCTCAACCGTGTGCGAACTTCCGAGGACCTCCTCGCGGATTTCCAGCGGGGCAACCGCCATGTCGCGACGCACGCGCCACAGGTGCTCAACAAGCTGCTCCGTGAGCAGATTGACGACACTGCGCGATCCTTGACTAAACAGCAGAGGCGGAACGTCGAAGAAATTCTTCGGGTCAACCGAGATGAACTCAACCCCGCCCTCGGTCCAAATAAACGCGGTAACTTCTACCGGACTGACGCGGACTTCGAGGTGGCATACCAGACCCGGTTTGGTCGGCTTCCCACGGATAAAGAGACCGCTCACTACTTCAATTATACTCGGGTTAGCGATATCGATTATACGATCCGCAATCTCGCCATGTACCGAGATAAGGGACGTCTTGGTGTTGAACAATTCAACTTCTCCTATATCAATTCAAAGGGGACGAAAGATAAAGTTCCCTATTTCGAGGGTAAGGAGCTGGATCATTTCCCGTGGGGCGGCCAGAACGCTGGCGTTCTTATACACGACGTTGATGGAGAGACACGGTTCCTTTACAAGCACGGCGTTGACCGAACTATCGATCAGTCCGCTAGGAAGACAATCGACGATCTGATTAAAGATCGCGCCTTCAAGGTAGTCCAAGTCTTTAACCCCACTAAGCGGCCCTTTGCCGATGTGGACTTCGTTCACGGGAAAGTCGGAGAGCAGGTGCATTTCGTTGTCACGAATGCGAGTGACCGCAAAGCTCTTGACTTCCAGCAACTCGACTACCGCCCCGGCGGGCACTCGATCTATATGGACGACTGGTACGTCAAACAGCCTCAACTTATGGTAGGACAAGCTGGTCGTCTCCATTACTATGGCGATAATGCCGTTATGAACTTTGCTACTGAGGCGGAAGCCAAGAAGTACGCAGAGCGGCTGGATATTGCTCGGGTGATGCTGAAGAACAACGATGCACGTCTGGACAGCTTTCTGGCTGCGAACGTTCCGTATCACATCGATGACTTCAAGAAGATGTTCTCAAAGGGCCATCTCGATCTGGACACCCCTATCGTCCATGCCCGTAGTGGTACTTCTACCTTCGACACGGTGACGAGCCTCAAGCCTGAGTACCGCGAGATGGTCGATGCCACTAAGTCCGAGTACAACCTCGCGGGCAGCATCGATAGCAGCTACACCGCTGACCGTAACCTCGTCCTTGATACTGTCCAAGAACGCGGCGGCTTTATGGCTATTGCCCCGGGCCGTCAGCTTGATCCTTACGAGGCTATGAATAAGGGTCTCGGTCAGGCTGTCCGTAACCTCTGGATGAACGACTACAAGATACAGGCCGTTCAGCAGTGGATCGAAGAGTTCGGGGATGTCATGAAACCACGTTTCAAGGAGCTCTCCAACAATCCGATGTTCTTCCTCTACAATCCTCAGTGGAACGAGGCAGTGGTGGATAAGGCGCGTCTTGCTGCCGCTAAAGCAAGTCAACGTGCCATCGTGAATTTCGTAGGCGCTAACAGCGAGCTTGGTGGTCAGATTACGTTCCTCCAAAACAAGATGATGGATTGGGTGTACGGCAAAGCTGGTCAAGGCGGGGCTCAGTTCTTCGGGGATCATCTCCTCCCGGCGATCAAGGACCCTGCGTCGTATGTTCGTGCTGTGGCGTTTCACTCAAAGCTTGGATTGTTCAACCCTATTCAGTTGTTCGTCCAGATGCAGTCCATGGCCAACGTCCTAGCTATTGCTGGGCCGACCCATGGTGTCCCGGGTGCGTCAGCCGCCTTCCTTATGAGGCGTATGGCTCACACCGTCGATCCCAACATCCTCGATCACTTCGGGGGCATGGCTGCTAACCTCGGCTGGCGTAAGGCTGACTTCTTGGAAATGTACGACGTCTTCAGGAAGACCGGTCTCTACGAAGTAGCGGGAGAAGCTGCTCTCCGAGATGACGTGTTCGATCCAAAGCTGTTCCGATCCACAGTTGGGGCATTTCTGGATAAGGGTACCTTTTTCTTCAACGAAGGTGAACGCGCTGTGCGTATGACGGCATTCGCGACAGCTTATCGCGAGTGGAAGGTCGCCAATCCGGCTAGGGTCATTGGTAATCGAGAGACCGCGGAAATAATGAACCGGAGTGACACCCTCAGTGCTAGCATGACGCGCGCAAGTGCTGCAAGTTGGCAGAATGGTATCATGAGTATTCCTACTCAATTTGTCACCTATAATGCTCGTATTGCGGAGCAGTTCTTCTCAAAGAGACTGACTGCGACGGAGAAAGCAAAGATGTTTGGGATATACTCCGCTCTGTATGGAGTACCCACCAGTCTTGGTGCGGCTGCGGGGATTTGGCCCTTCTACGACGACATCAAGGAAGCTGCCATGAAGCGGGGCATCGATCTGTCTCCTGCTTACATGAAGGGCATGATGGAAGGTATTCCGTCGATGATCTTCAGTTCGGTTACTGGCCATGATTACAACTTCTCCCAGAGGTATGGGCCGGGGGGTAGCACGATGGTCCGTGATCTCGTCCGTGGTGACAAGTCCTTTATGGAAACCATGGGTGGTCCTTCTGCTTCGATCATTGGTGATATCTTCGCTTCGGTCGAACCGGCTCTGCATTCGTTGGGGTCGTTGATGACCGGCAACTCAGAAACCTTCCCGACCCGTCGAGAGGACTGGCTGGGCATCGTCAACAACTCTAGCACTGCTTCGTTGGCCACCCGTATCTATACGGCTCTGGCGTACCATCAGTACGTCTCCAAGAACAACGTCACTGTCGGCCCCATGGACAACATGGACGCTGTGATGTCCATCCTTGGTGTTACTCCGATGCAGATCACTGATACGTACATTATGTCCAAGGCAGGCAAGGAAGACCAAGAAGTCAAGAAGGTCTGGGAGGAAAGCGCTCTCAAGCAGTTCGGACTGGCATTGTCTTCGCTAGACCGTAACGACCAACAGGGCTTTGCGGATTACATGTCTCGCTTTAACACGTATATGTCGTCTGACCTTTTCACCCCTGAGGACCGTACCCGTATCGAGGCACGGGCTTCACAATACAAGAAATCCTTGGACGAGAAGGTCCGCGAGGACTTCTGGCGGAAGGCTCCGGCTAACCAAAGGGATCAGCGTTTCGACCGTCTCCAAAGCTTCTTCACTAACCAAAGGACTGCTCCGTAATGGCAATGTTCTATCAGGAACCTAATCCGACTAACGACCCCAACTATCTCGGTTCTTCCAAGGAGCCGGATCGCGTCCAAGCCGATACGTCCTTGGGCAGCCTCTTCGAGAACATCGGGGGCGTTGCCAACAAGGTTGGACCGGCTGTTGAGAACATCTTCAAGGAACATATCAAGGACGATGCCCACAAGCTCATCGATCCTGTCATGGCTGAACATGGCACCGGTATGTCCCTTGAGGAAGTCCAAGGCGTAGCAGGCACTGGGGCGAAGGGACGTGTCCGTGCGCTTCAGATGAACCAAGGCGCTCCGACGTATGACGACGGTGCAGGTGGTGGCAACTGGGAAACCGGCACAGGCGCCGAGGGTGGTGATGGCCCGGGCGGCAGTATTTTCCAGCCTGAAGCCAAGCCCCTGCCTCAGGGAGCCCAGCAACAGATCGGCGGTCTTCAGCGTCTCAACAAAGCCTATGCCGCTGGCAACCTCTCCGACAGCTACTACAATGCTCAGCTTCTGGCTACCACGAAGCAGCTTCGTGCTCAGTACCCCGGCTTCAGGGATGAAGTCGATCAGGCTGTGTCGAGTATTACTGGTGTCCAGCCTGCTAACGCTCTGCGTGCCAGCCTCCAGCGGGACATCCAGTACAACCAAGCCGCTGCGATGGCTAACGCCAACAACGACCAGAAGTTCAGGGAAAAATATCTTCCCGAGATTGGGGCCTTAGGTCTTGACGCTCAGAACACTCCGATTGAAGTCCTGCGCCCTGCTGTTCAGGAATACGTCGGTAACCGTGAACTCCTGAAGGCCCAGCAGCTCAAAGCGGAAGTAGGTAGCCCTCAGGCTGAGGCTGCTCTCAGCGATAGCATCGCCCGTGTCGTCCAGCAGAGCATTGTCGCAGAAGGCAATCGGGCTACTAAGGGCATGACCGTTACGGACTTCGACAAGCAGGCTGCTACACTGGCTGCCCGTGGTGCTGATCCGAAGGAGGTAGACGCCCTAGTTAACCAGATGACTATCCGCCGTGGCCAGCTCGAACAGGAAATCCGTCAGATGGCCTACAAGCCCCTAGAGGGCGACAAAGAAGGCCATAGCCTTGTCTCGAAGACCAAGGATGGCGACACCAAGCTTGCGGCTATTATTCAGGCCCAGTTGAAGCCGTATGATGATCGTATCGCTCTGGCTAAGTCCGGTAACTTCTCGGCGCTTGAGCGTGTCACTAACATGAACAAGTATCAGTCCCAGACGGACATGCAGCGTTTGACTACGGCCTTCCCTCAGGCCCGTGTCGCTGCGGCTATCAACAACTCCTTCCCGAACAATCCCCTGATGGTCAACCAGTTCATGGAGAAATCAACCATCCTTGGTGACTTCGGCAATGCCGTCAAGACCGGTTTGGGTAACGCCATCATCAACGGCACCCCGAGCACTCCTGCTCCTACTCCGTCTCAGGCTACGACGTTCTACCCCAAGGACGTGCCGACTAGTGCTGTCTATCGTGAGACCATGAAGCAGTACGACCGAGTGATCTCGCCAGAGAACAAGAACTTCGAGAACGCAGCGCACGTCGCTGGTCAGTTTTTCGGGGACCAGAAGTTCTATGACGACCTCAACGACAGTGGTCGATTGAAGTTGTTCATGACGATGGCCCATCCCGACAAGACGAAGTACATCAAGAGCCTCGGCGAGGAAACGTTCCAGAAGTATCAGCAGTGGGCTCAGTACGCCGCTGGCGACATCTGGCGCCGTAACTCCGATGACCTTCAGTCGATGATTACGACCAAGGGCATTGACCTTCGTTTCAATCCGACTACGCTTCAGTTCGAGTACACGCCTCCGAAGACCAACGGAGAAACCGGCATCCCGACTGCCAGCAACGGCCAGCAGCTTCAGCAGAAGGTCCAGTCGATCAACAACGCTATTACTATGCTCCGGCCTATCGTTGGCGACAACGGCCCGAAGATCATGAACGCTCTTGGCATCGATCCCTCGGCTGCCAAGGAAGACGGGCTCATCGACCGTATCTCCAAGGCTGTCCAAGGCAAGTGGGAAGACTGGACGACTGAAGGCGAACGTGAGGCTATCAAGTCCGGTACGGCTCCTGCTAAGGCTCCTACGCCCGGCAAGCAGTCCATGAACGAACTCCCGGCTGCGGCCCTCCGTGAGGTCACTGCACAGGCTGAGAGCGGTGGTGACTACAACGCTGTCTTCGGCATGGGTCGTAACTCCTCCCGTGACCTCTCCGGCCATACCGTAGGCGAGATCATGGCTATGCAGAAGCACTACACCGACAGCGGCAGTCCTTCGAGTGCCGTAGGCAAATACCAGTTCCTCCGTAAGACACTGGCCAGCCTCGTCAAGGAAGGTGCGATAGCTGCCGACGAGCCCTTCACGGCCGATGTCCAAGAGCGTGCTTTTACTGCTCTGGCCAACCGCCGGGGCATGGGGAAGTATCTCTCCGGCCAGATGGACGAGAACTCCTTCATGAACTCACTGGCTCAGGAATGGGCTGGCCTGCCGACGACCAACGGTATGTCGTTCTATCAGGGCGATGGTCTCAACAAGGCAACTGTGACCCCTAAGGCGGTCAAAGACGCCTTGGCTAGACTAAGGCAAGAAGGCTAAAAGAAAGGCCCCTAAGGAGAAATCCCTAGGGGCCTTTTTGTTACCATGCCTCGCTTAGATGGTGTGCGACATCAAGCCAGAGTTGGCGTTCGTCGTACTCTAATCGAAGGCGTGCATCTTTGAGATTAATTTCAATGGTGTGTTTGAGTTCTCGGTAGGCTTGGTACCCTCGGTAATACTTTTTAAGGAAATGAACATGAGGGTGTCCATTAACTTTGATAAGTACGTAGTCACTGTCGAACTCAGACGTGACATTCACCCCATGACCTCCATGATCTTCTTCTGCATCTCAGGCACGAACCGTTCCTTGATCTTCAGCCGAACATCGATGAGTTCTAGGGCGTCCGCCGGTACACCAAAAGGTAGGCTACGGCTAGTGCTATCAAAGAACAAATCCAGAATATATTCGGCTCGACGGGCTTGGACGTTGTACTTGCTGTATACTTTAAGTTTAGCCTTGCGAGGGCTGTCTTCATATAGTCTCGAAAACCACTTATGGAGTTGCTCGATTTCTTCTTGGAGGAACTTCTCAGGATCGTGGATCATCAGATGTCCTTGATGGTCGGATGCCGAATGCGCATCTCGTACTCTTGGGTGTCGGTGTTGAAGTCAATAGCCACGAACACCAACTCACCATTGTAGTCAACGCCGAAGTCTCGGAATTCTTCGTAGACTTCACGAGGAATAGTGAATTGTTGTGTCATGGATACGCCTCACGCCACAGGAGTTTGTCAAGCTCGTCACGGCTTAGGCCGGTCGTCATTGCCTTGCTTTCGGAGTTCATAGGCAAGTAGAAAGAGAATGTCACATGCATCATGGGCGAGGTGGTGGATTTTGCTATCTTCTGCCACCGTCGCACCTTTCTGCCACCAATCGACTTTATGGCGGAGACTAGCGTCGAAAAGTCGTCCGTAGTCCATTCCTTTTTCCCAGTTACGGTCAGCATACTTTTCTGCTCCAAACATCAAAACCTTAACGACTTCCTCGACTGCATCCCAAGGCAGCAACGACCAGCGAAGCTTGCCTGCGTCCTTCTTGACACCGCCCTTGGAAATGTCGTCGCCTTCTCTGAGTTGTTCAACCATAGATGATTTTATACTCCGGGTAACGTGCTTGGATTGCAACAGCGGCTGCATGCTCGGCTCGGGCACCAGAGGACTTCTCCCAGCCCGGGAGCAGATAGATGCCGTCGGAGTTAACGACTTTGTCGAGGTCCCACGTAAACGCTTCCTTGAAGTCCCAGCCTGACTTCATCAGGGCTTGGTCATCGCCTTTCTCCCAGCCAGCACCACCGACGACACCAGCTTCCTCGTCCTTGTTAGCGGGGTTCCAAACCTTCCAGCCTTGCTTCTCAAGAGTGTACTGCGCCGTAAAGAAAGCCGGGAAGTTGAACTCCGGGTAACCGGTCATAGGGCCTGCGATGTAAATACTTTTACCGAGCATATGCTTTCAATCCTTCTACTAGGGCTTCTTCCGAATGAAATACGTCAGTAGCGAAGTTGTGCATAACGTCATACCGCTCAGGAACAGCGTCAAATAGGATAAATCCCGGCTTACCTGTTCCAACGAAGTAACCCAATTCGAGATGGCCAGACTTACCAGCAGGCATGACCAAGACAGCAAGGTCACACCGGTCAAGATGGTGTTTGTCAAAAGCAAAGACATGCCGAGCCGCGAAGCCGTAAAGGGCGGACTTGTGGTCCCGCCCCCTGAGGTTTTCGTAGTCTCGCCACTTGTCGTCTGCTTCATGACCGGCTCCGTACCAATCGTCAAAGGCATCAAATCCTTCGGCCCGTAGGGTGTTTCCGATGTCTGGGATACGATCATTTCTGAGGCTTCCGATCAGGTAGACTGAGGTCACTTCATTACTTTCTTCTGTAGGATGGTTACCTTGCGGATACACCCTTTGAGGATAACCATGAAGTCCGCGATCTTGTGGTCGTCTTTACCGGCTGGATGCCACGTCTGAGCGAGTACAAGCTTGGACTTCTGATCCCCAATGACGAGACCAACACTGGAACAGATGATCTCGTTAAAGGGCTCTGTGTTGACCTCTGAGTAATACTGCCACCCGTTGTTAACCGAGTAGTGGTCTTCCCAATCAATTCGTACGACATGTCCACGAAGGCTCATTTGCGCTTTGGCTGCTTCTTACGGTTGGTTTCACGGGAGACGACACGGAGATTACCGGGTGCCGTGGTTTCTTTGTTGACCTTGCCACCTTTACCGCCAAGGAACTTCTTGTGATCGACTTCCTTGCCGTCGCCCTTGTGGACCTTGCCCTTCTTCTCCATCAGCCTGCGAGCCTTGTTACGGGCTGCGCGGGCTTTCTTTTGTTTGGGCTGTGCCTCCCATGCGGCTTCCTTCTCGGGGTTAGGATGCGGCATTACGCAGGCACGCGGTCAAGCAGACGGTCAATGGCTTCAGGAGACGTCGGACCCAGACGGTTGATGAAGCAACCATTCTGATAGACGTTGATGGCGCGGATGTTCTCCTTGGCGACCAATTCCATCTCGATCTCTGCGTCGGGCACAGCGTTCGGGGGAACGCCCTTCTTGTCGAGGACCTTGGCGATCTCTGCCTTAGTCAGATCATAGACCTCGACGCCTTCGATCTTCGCCATCTCTTCGCGGGCTTCAACCTTGCTGAGAGTGGTACACTCAGCGGCCTTCGAGTACGTGACACCAGCCAGACCAAGGAAGATAATAGCAGCAGTAGTAATCAGGAACTTAATCATTCAGCTTCTCCGTTGAAAAATGGAAGGTGCCGAAGCGGTCACCAACACCGAAATAAGAGACTTCTTCGTCGTCATCAATCATACTCGTCGCCAGCAGGAACATCGTCAGAGCCGCTTGGACGTGTTCCCGAGTAATACTCTTGAAGACTTTCTTTTTCGTCTTCGTAGTAGTCTCGTCTGCGGGCCTCAACAACTCGTTGTCGATACTTTCTTGATCCAAGGTCTTTCGCGATGACATTATTCTTCCTCATCGATTGGCTCTACAAGATTAAGAGTTTCAGGATCAACAATGCCGTAAGTAATCAGATATTCCAGAGCCTCTTCAGGGGTTACCTCAGCGGCTTCTAGAATTTCTTCTAGACTGTAGTTCTTAAGTAGCTGCTTGGATTTCATTTCCGCCTCGGTTGCCATATTCTTTCCTCAGGCTATCTAGCCTAACCCATTGAAGGTCGTACCCTCCGTTGTTGACGTGCCGCTTGATTACGACACCACGGTTCCAGAGCTTGCCTAGTTCATCACCAGCCCAATCATTGGTATAGTCTTGGAAGCACCCAACGACTGTGCCTATAACCGGATTGCCTTGTAGATCGACATGCCAGCTAGTGTCAAAGAGGTGGCTGTGCCCACAAGTAGCAGAAGAAAACTTCTTTGTGGCAATAGCATAACCAGCATGGATGCCACCAAGAGGACGGCCAGCGATGCCCCCAACAAAGTAATGGGCATAAGTGATACCGTCGATTTCGATTGATCCGGGTGTTGCACCTGTATACCTCACTACGTCGTCGTAGTATTTATCCAACTCCAAATCTCGAAAGCTAATGGCGCCATCGAGTTCAGGAGAAAGATCGAGAGCACGAGTAATCCGATGCTCGTGGTTGCCTTCGCAAAACACCGTTCTAGGCATCTTTTTCTTGAGGCGCTTAATAGGGGCAAACATCCGCTCCTGAAAGTCTAGGTGAGCCGCGACATCGGCTTTGTAGTTCCTGCCTTGGAATTGTCGCTTGCCTTTGTCGTAGGCTGACAGACTTGGGAGATCACACGAGTCGCCAATGTGAATAAGTACATCAGGCTTAACATCGGCAATAAGCTGACCCAACCAATCAGCACGATCATTTGAGTAATCTGGGTGGGCGTGACTATCTGGGACGACGAGATGGATTTTTCCCACTCTTCTTCCTTTTCTTTTTCTTGGGTGGTACGAACCATCCTGTGTACGGGCCGCTTAGGTATTGACTTGCGTTGAGAAGAAGTTCGACGCCACCAAGCTCTCTCCGATGTCTTCCAATGATGCGTCGGTTGCAGTGAGTACAGAGAAGGCCCCGGATTTCTCCCGTCGAATGGTCATGGTCAACGCAGAGCCGGGTTCTAAATTCCGAATGTAGTCGTTGGCAAACTCGGCAAGACCAATTCTGTCGTCGCAATAGATCATCGTATTGTTCCTCCGTTATACCGTAGGTTCGTCTAAGATGACTTGCTCTCGTCAACACGCGGCTCCCTAGCTACGTGTGTCAGAAAGGTAGGTCCTCGTCCGTAATTGAAGGTCCTAAGGCCGGGCCAGCACAGGTCTTTGTGACTGCAATAGCTGCATTCAACGCCCAGCTTACGGTTGCCGGACTTGCCATCGGGTTTGTCTTCGAAAGCTCGCGGTGGAGGTTCAGGAGCTGCGAGGACGTCTCTAACAACTTCAATTCGTCTTTCGTAGTCAATGTCTGGGAGGTCATGCTTGTCCAGTGTGAGGTTGCCGAGGACTTTATCGACGGCTAGGAAGGCACCTTTCTTATGGCCCTTGGCCTTGCCGTAGCTTCCTAGTTGGGTTAGATACCCGAACGCATCGGTTTCAGGCGTAAGCCCCGCTTCAAACTTCTTGAAAGAGAACGGCGACGCGGACTTGACGTCAACCAGAGTATCGTCAACAACAGCATCGATGTGTCCTTTTACTCCGTTGAGTTCGACTTCGTGTTGTTCGTCTCGCACGTCATGTCCGGCCAGTCGGGCGAGAAACAATACGACTGCCTCGGTAATGTCTCCGATAAGGAACTTGATGCGGGCGGGACCTGACAACGGTTCACCCAACTCGGGAGCATGGACACGATACCAAAGCTGACGAAGGCAAGAACTGCCAAGGTTAGATAGTCGAAGGTATTGTTTGTCTTGTCTTCCAAGTCTTGCACTGAGGAGAGCTCCCAGCCGCTCCCCGAAGGCACGAGCCTCCTCCGGGGGTACGGTCGTTTCCTTATCGAACACGCCGTAGATGTCATCAATTAGCGTGTCGATGTTCTTCATTAGACGGGCACTGCGACAGCGGGAGCAGGACGAGCCTGATCCTCAGGGCGTTGGTAGACGACAAGGTTGTCTACATGCACCGAGACCCAGCGGAGTGCCTTACCGGGGCGGCCCTTGAACTCATAGTCGTAGACGTCAATACCAACCGTGGCCGTACTGCCATTGCCGATGGGCGTGCCTTCATCAACTCCTGTCACCGTCGGGGCACCGAGGTCACCCAGAGCCGAGGCACGCTCGTAACGACGCAGCGTCAACTTGTTGCCGTCCTTGAGCTTGGTCTTGGCACCGATGGCAGAGAACAATCGAATGCTAGGCTCGTCGAGGACGAGAACCATGTTCCAGTTGCCACCCTTGCCGTTATCCGGGTCTTCGTATTCACGGTCGATCTGACCCGGCCAAGGCTTGCACCACTCGGTAACGCCAGTCAGGTTGATACGCTTAGTAGCCATTACTTACCTCCACATACTTTCATTAGAATTACTGCGAAGCCCACAAAGCCAATGCAGGCTAGAAATGCGTCTAGTGCTGATGTCAATTCAGTGTCTTGGGATCAGCCGAAGCGACGTCTTCGTCATCCTCAGGCAGGCCCATCATTGACTTGATGACAACAGCCTTCTCCTCATCCGACAACTCAGACACACCGAGGATTTTGAAGCCTTCGGTCGTATCAAGGACGTTCTCCTGTACGAGCTCTGCGGCGTTCTCAGCGGACTTAGCAACGACCAGAAGCTGGCTGCGCTGAAGGTATTCGACGTCAACCTTGAAGTAATTCGTCTCTACAATGCTCAATGAGTTTCCTTCCAGTTAAATCCGATATCCGACGACCCAGACATGGGGCACCGGAGGTTAAGGTCTTCACCAGCCTGACGGATGGCGTCTTTCTGAACCGAGGCGACATACTCAGCGACGTCTCGGCCTGCGTTAACCTGTGTCTGCCATTCGTCATGCACGAAGTTAACAAGTTCGAAGGGGATGCGTTCTTTGATAAGGCGAGGATACCAAATCTGCATCGCCCGTTTCATTACGATGACTTCTCCATTTTGGAGGTAACCAGCTAGAGCGAAGTGCTCTCGACTTCCCTGATCTTCGCCAACAATCGAGACATATCTGCCATCAAATCCTTCAAAGTATCCTCGACTTGCATCGTTAGGAATATGATCTCGTTTGAGCTCGACCAACCCGGGGTAGAAGGTGATGAAGTCTTCGCAAGCTTTCTTTGCTTCTCCACCAGAGCATCCGAGAATCTGTCCAACTTTTCCAACCCCTGCACCCAAGAGCCATGCATAGATGAAAGTTTTTGCATCTGCGCGCGACTTACAAGGGCTTCCGAGTGCGATTTTGTTAAGGGTATGTGGGTCCGTACCATCGTCTTTGTTCCCTGAGGTTACCGCGAACGTAAATCGCGGGTCGTTCATGTAGTGGGCTAGGACGCGAAGTTGGATGCCTTCTGCGTCAACACCGACCAGATAGCTTCCGGGAAATGCTCCCCAGTATGTTCGGAGTTGACTATCAATCTCGTGCGCACGGCGCTTGAGATACGTTGAAGTTTCGTCAAGAGGTTGAGGTGTGGGGATATTGCCGGTGTTAGGATTTGTGTGGCTGCAACGACCGGTCCACGCACCCAAGCCGTTGACTGTTCCGTGGACACGCCTTGTGTCTTCATTGTAGTGTTGCACCCATTCGGTTAGGGTTCGTACTCGACTGGCTAGGGTGATCCTAAGCGCCAGACTACGTGCAGCAGCAGGAGCAGTATCGGGGAGAGTAGCTAGGTTGTTCTCGGAGACGGCCCAGCCTGTCTCTCGGAACTTTGCGAGCTTTTCTTTGTCTTTCTCGCGTTCAGCAGTGATGTGGCCCTTAGTCTTTTCGTAAGGCTTCCATCCGGCTTCGTTTAGTCGTTCGACGATTTGGCTAGGTGATCCCGGATTGAACTCTTCAAAGCGAATAAGAGTGAACGGTCCTCCATTGAAGGGGGAGAGGTCACCGTCACTGACCCATCTAAAATCGCTTCGATTGAGTGTGCCAAATTTCGTAAGTCGTGGTGTAACGGTTCGAACTGGCACAACTTTTGGATGGAACGCTTCCGCGATTTGTTCATCGAGAGTTTCTAACTCCTCAAGTATATTGTACCTCAGTTTACGGACTTTGTCAATATCTAAATAAAATCCGTTGTCGTGCATCTCACGAAGAATGAATGAGACTTCGTGCTCTGTCTCGATAGGGGCTTTCCACCGAGGGGAATTGATCCACGGCAGAAGAGTTTTGTAGACCTCATGGGTGACTTGTACGTTCTCTGTGCAGTACCACCGGAGGTCAGGATTGTTCCAATCGAAGGGTGGTTGCTCGTGCTTCGTTATCCCGAGAGATAGCGCCCAAGCTCTAAGAGAGTGACCACCATCACGGCTGTAATCAAGCAAGCGACTGACAACAAGAGTATCGATAACACGATCTGGCACAGAAATTTTGCACAGACGAACAAGGGCCGGAAGGTCATATCCAATAAGATTATGCCCAATGCAGGCAGTGACGGCAGACCAATATTCATTGAAGTCTTCTCCAATTGGGTAGGTCCATTCGCGGACCTCCCCGGTGTCGATGTCTTTACATGTGATGGCCCAGATTGTGTCTGGCTTCAGCCCGTTGGCTTCAATATTAACGATTACTGTTCTTGATGGTTGCTTTGATTTCATCCATATGTACTGGTTTGTACCCCGTGTGTTCGACACAGACGTTGATGTACCGAGGGTCGTCGATCAGGTTCTGGTGGATATGCCCATGGACGTTGACCTCTCCATGCCTCATCTGATCGTGCCTCAGAGGGATATGGCAGGCGACAAAGCCATGCTCTTTGAACTTGCCGCCAGTCCATAGTTCGATCTTGTCGAAGCGACTATACGCAGGTTGATCTAGGCGGTCATGGTTACCGAGCATTAGCCGTTTATGCCCGTTAAGCCGATGCATCAACTCGGTGAAATCGGAAGCCCGTTTGACCCCACAAGCAACGTCCCCGAGATGGTAGACCTTGTCTTGAGGCTTGACGCGAGCGTTCCAGTTCTCGATCATTCGCTCGTTCATCTCAGTGACGTCTGAGAAGTCTCGAATGATCTTGCCTTGGTTGTCGGTGAACTTCAGAATATTCTCGTGGAAGAAGTGCGTATCTGAGATGAACCAGATGTCAACCAAGGGCGCCAAGCTCCTCTTTCGTACCTAGAAACCGAACCCCGTACAGGCCACCACTAGGGCGCTTGATACGTTCGAGTTCGCTCTGAGGATAACCATCACGGAGAAGAGTGTCTTCTAGGGTCTCGTCAGGCAATGGGGCATACGGCTTAGGAAAGCCATACATCCATCCACTCGGGGGGTCATAGATCATTTCACCACCTTAAAGTACTGCTTCTTGATGTCCTTGCGTTCTTCGTCGATGGCTCTCATGCTAGCTGGGTCGTAGTTGCTAGCTGCCTCGATGTAGGCATCGGAGAGCTTCTCCATGCGCTCCAATGCCAGCAAGCGTGTCAGCATCTCAGTCGGGGGGTAGGGGTTACTCACAGCCTAGCCCAGATGCGATCAAGCTTCCATTCGATCTTAGTTAACAGGGACATTAACTGCTGGTGCGACATAGTCTCCAAGTGTGAAGCTGTCTGGGCTGAACCAGAGTACACCGCCGGGTCCGGTCGAGGCTCCGAAGCGGTTCTTGGGGACTGACAAGTACATTTTGTTCCGTTCGTCATCGGTTTCCTCTAGCGTATTGCGAGATAGATCAATCCGAGTATTAGCAACCTTACCAATATTTCGGGAGCCACGGGTTTGACCATTGTCGTTGATGTGTGACACGAGGAACAATGTGAAACCGAGGTCGTGGGCCATAGTAGCAAGACGAGTAGACAAATAATCCAAGAGACGCCGCTCATCTTCGTCCTCTCGGCCGGTTACAACCATAGTGATGTGGTCAAAGAAGATATACTTGCACCCACAAGCCGTAACCAGAAACCGAACCATACTAAGAAGATCATTAGGGTCATCACTTCCAAAATGTTTATAAATATGAAGCCGGTCGTCTGACCCCTTAGTAATTCGCTTGAGAGCGTTAGCAATCTCTTCATTACTCGTTACTCCCTCGAAATGAGCCGGAACCTTAAGATCATATCCAGCGAGCCCTTGAAGCTGCCGGGCCTTCGTCTCTTCAAGGTGGATAGCGCCAATCGCTGCGTCCGTAGTAGTAAGGATATGATATTCGATTGCTCGAATGAATTCAGTCTTTCCCACTCCCTCTTGTGCCGTAACAAGGATAACCTCTCCGTCACGAATGCCTTTAGTAACTTCTTGGAGGCGACCAAACGGGTAGGGGATCGAAGGACGTTTAGCATCGTCGTCGAGGATTTTGCGAAACTCGTCATGTGAGCTTACAATTCCTTCGGGTAGGTATTTTTTTGAATTACTCCAAATCTTCCTAAGAAGATCAGCTTGGTTGGCTTGGAGATACCCATTGGCATCTTTATGCGCCGCCAAATCCACGTGGTAGACTTTGTTGAAATCGAAAAGCTGCGCAATCTCCTTCGCAGCCTTCTGTCCGGGTTCGTCCGCATCGAGAGCGAGATAAATACGGTCGAAGCTGTCCAGATATTTAGCGTGTGTGACACAATCCTTCCGTGCCGAAGAGGCCGATCTAATCGATACGCATGGATGCTGAGGCCCAAGAACCTGATACAATGACGCGGCATCGTAGCCACCTTCTGTGATTGTGATGTCCCTAGCCGACCCAGCCGGGAACTTATCCATGAACATCAGGGTAGGTTCTGATGCGTTAGGTCCGCTGGTCTTAAAGGACTTGTCCTTCAGACTACGGAATTGACGGGTACCATTGGGGAAGGTGATGATGTCCTCAAGGGGCTCCCCTGAGGCTGCGACCTTAGTAATAATGTTAAGGCGCTCTCTGGTCTCTGCGGTAATGCCACGACCAGATGTATACTGAAATGAGACGTCAATATCTACGCTGGGAGTTACAGTTTCACTAGCTGGTTCCAAGGTTTCTCCTCGGTTATATTGTTGGAAGTCTTTACCGCCGCACTGCCCGAAGCAAAACCCGTGGCCGTCATCATAAAGCGTAAAGGCATCTGATGAACGACCACACGGACATGGCAGCTTAGTCTGCACGACCTTAGACGAAGTCCGCATCCCACCCCTTTCTCTTGCAGTAGCCGAATACGCCTTCGGCGGGCCACTTCATCATATACCGAATGATCGGGGCAGCAGTCTCAACGAAGTCGTATTCATTGAGGACGACCGCAGCTACGAAGTACGGGGACTTAATTTGGATTGTCCTAGATGTCATCTGCACATTCTCGCTGACAAGCGTCGCAGCAATGGCAGGGCTCTTGGTCGCTGTAGAGTTCGTCCTTGTACGGGCACGGATGCGGCTCAGTGGGGTTCGTATAGGTGTAGTCCCCGTTGCCGTCGTAGCCTCGACCACAAGTACAATTAAGCTTCTTCCTCATCGTCCTCCAATCCAAGTTCGTAGAGGTTTTCGTCACTAACGGCTAGGCATTCGTCGCAAAGGTAATCGCCTTGAGGGGTGGCATGGACCTTGAAAATATGGGGCTGAAGATCGGCGTAATCTGAGCCATGGTCCGGGGTATAATCACAAATAATACAACGCATTGTTCTTCCTTATTGGCCTAGGCTTATGTGGCCTTCGGCGGTAGTAGGATCGTATGAAAAATCAATTAGAAGTATATCAAGCGGGGGCATAGGGTAGAGCAGAGTGTGTATCTCATGTATATTATACACCCCCTGCTCCACGTTGTCAAGAACTATTTACGGATCAATCCAATTCCATAGTTTGATGCCACAAGCAATGCCCCCGAGAAGCAACGGAGGCAAGCCAAACACTAGGGCGGCAGTAGCGAGAAGGGCTACTGGAAGTTCACTCATTACTTGATCCTCACGCTGAAGCCACCGTAGTAGCCATTGTGTTCGTTGTGGGTCGTCAAAGTGACGAGACCCTTGGAGGACTGCACCTCCACAAACATCGTATCGTGGCACATGTCGTGGTAGTCTGCTTCGGGCTCACCGCCTTCTTTCTCCTCGATGCTGAGGAGTTCCCCACCGACCAGCGCCTCAGGGTCGTCGTCGCAGGTGATGTACCTGTGTTCGCAGCAATGCTGAGCGTCGTCATAGACTGTTGCAGAAGTCCCATCCGAGAACATCAGATACAGACCCCCATCATGGACCTTAGCGCCGGTAATGACCTTACCGTAGAAGTCTTCCTTAGCCAATCATGCCTCCCGATGCAGGCGTTGGAGATAATCCCGATAGACGGCAATGGTGTTGCCTTCCAGACCGGGTGCTGTGTTACCTTCGAGGACGTGTCCACGCTTCGACGGTTGATGCCAGATCACGTCCAAGGCTGCGAAGTGCAACCCCGGGAAGTGCTCAGTCATGAACCTCCGGGACAGATCGATTACCTCTGCCGGTGGTGGTACGTTCTGAACAAATACGAAACCGTTGTCATGATTTCGTACTTCCCATGACTTTGGTACGTCCCCCTCAGCCTTCTTTTGAAAGACCTTTGCCTGAGTGAGGATAGGGTTAAAATCAACACCCCTAAGGCTACGGGCCATGTGAATGCGGAATTCATGGGTCTTCTTCTGGTACCTCGTGTAAAGTGGAGCCCGAGGGATGGGTCGGTTCTGGTCCGGCTCCCAGACCTCAATTCCAGCCCCGCCAGAGGCTTCTAGGCGATGACGGCACATGACCTTAGCTTGCCAACCCATCGCCTCCTCGCCGTTCGTAGACCATTCTGGGACCATATCAGTATGGCCTACGGCATTGAAGAAACGAAGCTTGTTGGTCAGGTACGGCAGGTCCTGCGGGTTGTTGACGATCCGTCGAAGCCCTCCTGTCATGAATTCCGGGGTGGAGTTACCCCAGAAGACGACGAGAGGTGTGTTGAAGTTAGGTCGGCGGTCAGTCAGGATGGTCTTGATACCAGCCTCCACCAAGGCCCCTTTCAGAGCCTTGGCACCACGCGAACCACGGTTGTAGCTATTGATGAAGATTGTCAAAATTCATTCTCCACATCATTGATCCAACGGTCTGCCCAGGCTATCGGCGGTTCGGGTTGGGGGGCGGGGGGAACCGGCCGTCGTCGTCCTCCAAGGCCAACCCTACGTGGCCGGGGCGGAACTGCGCCATTAGCTCCCTGAGCCGCTGCCGCTGCTCCTCCCTGTGCCTGTCTCTCGCGACGTCGGGCAAAGCCCAACCCGGGGCGAAAGTTCACGGCGGGTTGAGCCGCCACCTCCGCAGCCGGAATGTTCAAGCCGAAGTTTGCTCCACCTACGCCAGCACCACCGGCACCCCCTGCGCCTCCAGCCGCCACGACATTCATGAAGAATGCATCATCTGCGGCCGGTTTGCCTTGCTTCTCTCGTGTCTTCGGCTTCTCTTTGACATGACGTTGGATCACACGGGCCATCTCGAATGCCGTACGGGCACCGAAATCAACGAGCTGCCCTGCGACCTCACGGTCGAACTCACACTCACCGAAGACCTTCGAGAGGAATTCCTTCGGCTCTGCTTCAGCCCGACGAACGCACGTCAGAAAGCTCGGGTCTTCCTCGGCAGCAACGACATCACGGATATTCCTCAGCCATGTACACCACTGGGAAATCGTCTTGCCATCAAGGCTGGTCGGGAAGATGCGGTACTCAAGAGTACCTAGAGCGTTGCCTTCGCCCGGACCCAACCGGGTAAGGTTCAGTGACGAGTACTTCCCACGGGGATTAAATCCGTTGTAGAAGTTCCGACCGACGTCTGTGCAGAAGCGATCAACAAAGCTCGACAACTCCCCGGTGTCATAGCTCGGCACGCAGAACAAACTCCCGTCTCTTCCCGGAGGTAGTAAACGGAAAGCGACAGGTTCAACAAGCGACCACACGACGAGCGTGCCAAGCACGTCTTTAAAGGTACGGTCGGCGTAGTTGACATGGATATGGGTTGAACTCCGATAACTCGGATTGACACGGGCGCCTTTCTTATCCAGCGCCCAGCGGAGGTTCTCGACGGCGAGATGGACTTCTTTACCAGCCAGCGGGTTGGAAACGTACTCCATACCATTGCGGAGGCTGCCATCTGCCTTGCCGACGAACTCAGCGGTGATCTTGCCTTCCGGCAGACCAGCACCTTCCGTCTCGATCTCGATGCCGAAGTCACCCTTCGGAACCCGTGTGTTGAACTTCTCAAAAACCTTTGTATTCATAAACTCAGCGTAGACCATTTCACCCTCTAGGCAGTGAGTAGGAGATCGACCTTAGCGAGGTCTTTGTGCATCCAAGACGGGATCAAATCCGTCTCGTCGAGAACCTTACAGCGGTCGCCGATAACCAAACCCAGAGGGCGACCACAGTACTCAACTCCAATCGGGGCACCTTTCTTCCCCGACTGGTAGATAGCGACACGGCTGGACAACCGAAGACTATTATTCGCTCCGCTGAGAAGCAGATCAGTCAGGTTCGGAGCGTACTTGATGTCCTTGGCTTGAGCCAAAGCCTTCAGGAGATCGTTCGTCCGGCACATACCCGGATGGTTGCGCTCACCTGCGGGCTTGAACTGCATATTCCGCTGGCTCATGCCCTGCGAGTTCTGACGTTCAGGGACACGATAAATCCACCATGCCGAGCCACGATGGTTGTAGTACGACGGAGCGATACCACGACAATCAACGACGTCGTCATAGTGGACGATGGTGTTGTTCTCGCCATCCGGGTCAGACACGAGCAACGCGAACTTGCCACGTTCGTATTCGCACGTCTGATGGACGTAGAACGGGTTGTTCTTAATCAGGATGACCGTCTGATTAAGCTTCTGATTGATCTGTTCGTGACTGTCGTACTCCACCTTAAACGGCGGCAATGCGATGTCCCGTTCGATCACGGGGCCGTCCTTGAGTTTCCCCAAGTCCAGCTTCTTGTACATCTTCATAATCTTTTCGTTGGCGGCCATACCTTCTTCGCGCCTCCTCGGCGCAGCAACCCGGTTAATCATCGCGAACGGATCGATGATGTCTTGATAGTCACGCAGGTCATCGATGACGTCTATGGCATTCCGAAAATTGTCGATCTGCCACGCTGGCGTCCACGCCCAATCCGGTTCACCCCGACCAACGGCATTGCCTTCGCGGTCAGCGGGATGAAAGTTGAACTGACGGATTTTCCAGTCGCGGTTGGCATCAACTTCGGCTTGGGTCTCAGGATTACGAAACGGCCGCATACCCAATTTCCTTCGCCACTTCGGGATTAAGCTCGTCCCAATCCGTGATGTTCTTATTAATCGCGTATTGAGCAAAGCCCTGATAGGTCTTATCGAGATCGCCATCAGCATTCGCGAACTCGCAAGCAGCAATCGTAGCATCGTAGACCTCGCCCATCAGCTTTTCGGAGGAGGCCCAGACAGACGAAGGAACACGATACTCCATCCCATAGGGCTTGGGCCGGAACGCACCAGCCTTACCGTAAAGCTCACGACGCTGGTTGTCTCGGTCGAACTTGAGCGTTCGGAGACCAACGAAATAATCCATCTGCCGAGCGAGAACGCAGCAGTTCGTGAAGTGTTCGAAGTCATCGTGTTCCTTGCCTTCGGTCCAACCGATGTGGATGTGACCAGCACCGGTACGGAAGTTCACCTCCGCATTCGGGGCATCGTTCGGGGCAAACGTATACGCATTGTAGTCCGGGTTGCAGCCCAGAGCACGAACCTCGGGAGGCAGAGCTTGGATGTACTTGCTCTTGAAGGTCACAGTGGGCTGAGCCACGATCTTGCAGCCCTTGCCAGCGACGATCTCATTGAGATCACCGATGACGCCAAGGATGTTCGAAATGAACTCCTCCTTGGACTTGGCCGGAATGATGTTGGCTTCAAGGGCAACGCCATCGACTTGGACAGCGCCATGCTTCGTCTTCATTGGTTCGGCCTTCGTGCCGCATTCGAACGTGTGTCCAGAGATGAACACATTGCCACGACGCACGAAGAATTCCGGATCAGCACCAATAAGAAACATTCTACTTCCTCAGTTCGTAACTACGGCCGTACGAATTTGGCCGAGATAGGGTTTGACTTGCTCGTTGTTACCGCAGTCGTAGCAGACAAAGTCCTTACTTCCCACGTCGGACGATGTAGGAAATACGTTATCACCGGCGACAGCAACACTGCCACACCAAGCGCAGCCACGATCCACACATCGGATGAGGTCACGGCCGATACGCTGATCGATGGGGGTTTCTTCCCGGTTACGGGTGTAGTTAGCGGGAAGGCCCACGTCTGAGATGTCGTCGTTGAGTGGGTCCGGGCTTTCAATATCGACCGAAACGTCAAACTCCTTCGGGGGGTTAATAACCCTGCCAACTCTTTGAGCAACCTGAAACCTTTGGAGGCGCTTCTTGGCGTCTCTCTCCTCTTGTGCGAGTTGTTTCGCCAGACGCTTCTGCTGCTGCTTCGATAGCGGCTTGTCAGCAACCGTCGCAGTGTTCGCCTCGACGGGCTTCTCGGGTTCCTCGGGAGGAGCCTTCTCCGCGAGGGCTTTCAGCCTGTCTTCGACGTTCTGGGGCGACGGCAGCCGAAGGACGTTATCGCCTTCGACCCAACGACCGTTGACGAAGACCTTGCCATCCGACGAACGAATAGGCCGGGTCTCGCTGCGGACATCAGAGAGACGCTCCCACGGGAGATCGTCCGCCTCCGGCCACTGCTCGTTCCAGAGTTCACGGCGCTGCGTGACGCCCTGAGCGTGACCTTGGGAGCGATGGTGGTTGCCGTTATGCCCACCCGTCCCACGACCACGCCAATGACCCCCCACCCAGTTAGAGACCTTCGGCTCCTCGGGCTTGACGTCAGTCACGGATAGCGGCCGGATGACATGCTTGACATCCAGCGGATACTTGAAGTGCTTGTGGATCGGGAGATACGTGCTCCACGTGTTGTTGCCTTTGTAGCTCCGCTTGAAAGCGAAGTCCAACATCTCCTGTTCCGACGACCAGAACAGCGTACTGATGTTGTCATTCCAGCCGACGTTCTTGAAGAACAATGTCCGCTCGGCATTGCGCAGGAAATTGATCGATTGATCCTGCTCGTCGATCCACACTAGGGCGTATGCCCCACGGGTATCCTTCATGGTCTCTTCGACACCGATCTTCGAGAAGCTCTCGAACAGCATCGCACTGTCGGAAGTACCAGCCGGGACGTCCTGTCCCGCAACCTTGTACAGTGTACCGTTGTGGACGCCAATGATGTGACCAAAGCGATGCGGATGCACAGCCTTGATGTCCACACCACCCTTCGTGGGCCAGCGAGCATGCCCGATGATGGCATTGCAACGCGGCTTCAGAAGCTCGGAGAGTTCGTCCGAGTAGGCCAGAACGCCTGCGATCTTTGTCGTACGCAGGCTACGGATCGTGGGGGTCTTCTTGGTCGAGATCGTCTGGGAGACGATGACCCCTGAGCCATCCATACCACGGAGGCTTGAGATGTTTAGCAAGTCACGGAAGAGGTTTTCCTCTCCGAAGGCCAAGCTGGAACTCATAACACCTGATAGTCCGCACATATGATTTCCTTATGCTGCGAGAGCGCGTTCGACGCACTTGAAGAAGAGTTCTCTACAGCTTTCGCTTGAGTACTCCGGATGGGGTTGAAAGCACAGGCTGCGGGTGTTCTTGTAGTACACGACCTCGGCATCACCGGGGTTCTTACCGCTGCCCGGATCATACTTGAACGTCAGCCAGTTGCCGTCCTTGTCCTTGATGCCACACGCCTTGGTCGAGGCGAGATTGGCCCAAGCCCAAACAGCAGCCCCGCCTTCACGAATAGCCGGGATCATCATCTGATGATGCGTACTCGTGACGTTGTAGGCACGCTTCAGACCAGCGGCATTGACGTATGTGACTTCGTGCGTTCCACGAATTGCGTGGTTGTCCACGTCCTGCCACATCTTGCCCTTGTTCATGATATTCAGGAACTGCCCGCCACGACAGATACCGACACGGAACTTGCCTTCGGACTTGGCGTAGCACGCCTGCTCATAAGCATCACGCTGTTCGTTGACGAAGGTCCGAGGATGCTTCAACTCCCCGTAGAGCTTGGGGCTGACGTCCGCACCGCCGGTCCATACGGCGATGTTACACTCCGCGAGGTTCATCGCGACGGCAGCACCGGCTTCGAGGAACATCCGTTCGATGTTGTAATCCCCACCGATGATGTACACACGATGGGACTTGTTCAGTGGTTTCTCAGACAATACGTTCTCCTGTCATCAAAGCTTGGACGAATTGCTCCAAGGGCTTACGGATCGGTTGCTGCCAATCAATCTTCCAGATCGGTTGGTCGTACATGGCGAAGCACGATGCAGAACCACTGGGACCGTGGGCGTCCCGCTTGATTAACTTCCCATTGAGAAAGCCATAAGCTTTCTGCCACGGGGATAGACTGCCCAACGGGGCACAATGCCCTTGGACTGCACTAGTCCAAAGACCATCGGGATTGTTCTTGTTCATCGGCTGTAGAACGTACGTAGCCAGCAGAACCAGATTGGGGTTCGTCGGGTACTTCGACCGCAGATACTGGAAAGTCTTCATCCGAGAGGGATGCTCGAACATAAACCTCGTGGCTTGGGCGAACGTCCACAACAGCCCGGCATTGAGTTTCTTGTCCGAGAGATTGTGGCAAACGATGACCTTGTCGGCCATGATGTCATCGACATCCGTCTTCCAGATGTACGGGAATACATCCTTGAACGGGCTGTCTTTGTGCATCAAATGCGAGAGATAGTCCTTAGCCTCAGGGCCAAGGTATTCCGTGCAGGACATATTGCCGGTATCATCGCCACTGCCACCACCACGGTACATGAACCCGATGATGTCCGAGGACTTGTGTGAGTTGAACTCACTAGCCGTCGGGGCATAGCAGACGTCAGCCCGAGCTGTGACTTTGCCACCCGGAGCGACCATGACAACCGGGGAGCACTGGCTTGTTTTGTGGGCGGCACAGAACTTCTGCGCAGCAGTGACGATTTCCTCGCCGAGGCTAGGAGTGAACTTCAATGGGATCATAATGCAATCCATTCAGATATGCGAGGGCTTCATAGTCTTCGTCATTGTCTGGCATGTCCCGGAAGGGATCGCGTGGGCAATCCCCTTTAGAGATGTCGTCGAGGTCGCAGGTACACGTCCTGCCGTCAGAGAAGCATTTCATGCCGCCCTCACATATGAAACGAGTTCATGGGCGTCATCGACCTTGATGTTTTTGCCGAGGAACGCTTGGTTGTCGTACCGATGGAAGACCTTGGCATCGCCGACGTACACCGAGACGATCTCGTCATCGAGGGTGTATTCTTCCATGCGATGGTACATATAGCCTTCGCTTTCCAACCGGTCGAGACGAGCCAGAATGATCTCGCCTTCGCGGGTCAGCTTGCCGTCTACGTTCGGAAGCTCGTATACTTCCCCCGTAGGAAAGTAACCCGGCTTGTTCTGCGTGGCCTGAAGGATAACCGGGAAGCCACCGGTATCGAACATCCGGTAAGCCTTCTTGAGGGCGGTGTCCTTAAGGAAAGCCGCGCCTTCCAGACAACGATGGTTGTGAAAGCCTTTCTTGAGCGTACCATAGACGAATACCTTCATTAGAAACTCACTTTGCTGAGTTCAAGGGTGACGTGACGATCATTTTCGACCGTGTTGGGATGGTGGTAGCCTTCATCGAGGTTGACGTGGACACACCCACCCCTGACAGTGCCCGGACCCCATGCAGTAATGACACGGGTGCCTTCCTCGATGGACTTGAGTGCCGTGCCGCGCAGCAGTGTAATCAACCACTTCATTTCATGCTCCCGGGCATACGGAATGCGTTCGGATTGATGCGGTTGCGGGGATCGTTAACGGTGGCGTGCCAAGCCGTCTGACGTGCATTCAAACGAGCACGCTTACGGTCCAGCTTCTTGCAGGGCGGCTTCGGAGCCGCACAGGTGTTGAGAACCCGGCGACGTTCCCGTGGGTACTCCATACGCGGATGCATCGTCATGCGAAACCTCCTTTGAACACAGGCTTGAAGCGTACCGCGAGGACAGTCCATCCCCGAGGCACGGAGTTACAGTCGAACCACGTCCGTTGGGACGTATTGAGATTGACGCAGTCAGCGACCCACATCACGGCTCCTGAAATAGTGCTTGACACGCGCCAACCAAGACAACCCTTCGCCGGGTTCGGCGGGATTGACGACCTTGACGCTGATGATCGTGATTTGAGTGGTGTTCGCCAAAGCATGGAGATCACCATCCCGCTGATAGACCCGGGTTCGGTACTTGCCTGTTTTCTTCACCCGGTAGACAACCAGATACGACGCAACAGCGTCAGTCATGCCAACTACTCCTTGTTGACGTCCTCGGCCGTAGCGTCACGCCAACGGCACACCCAACGTCCCGGGCTGTCTTCGCGTCCTGTCACGAATTCCGAGACCTCGACTTGCAGGATCAAGGGAGAGTTTAAGAACCCAGAAATGTGTGTCTTCCCTTCTAACAGCTTTCGATACCGACGACGTCCAGTCAACTCACTGGGCATCAGCGCCTCGCGAAGCTGTCAGCGATACGGATATGGCGGGTGTAGATGTCCCACTTGCCAGCCAGCCAAGCGTGAATGGCCTTGTCACGATGCCACTGAGCAATAGCGCGCATCTGGGGAGTGATCGAACGCTTCGACATGGGAATATCTTTCTGTCTACTAGAGTAGACTTTTGAGGGATTTAAACAAACTCTCAGTGTTACGCTGTTTTCTTCGCCGTGTCAACCTCAAACACCGGCTTATGCCGTACCAAGGCTTTGTTGTCCACCATCCAGACAAACAATGTAACCTTGTTGCCTGAATTGTCGTTGGTCAAAGGACCGTGGACAGCGACGTCACCGAGCTTGTGTTCCTCGATGTACTTGACGATACGGTCGCCTTGCTTGTGCGTCCCAGTAGGCGTGGCCTCAGTAAACAGATAGTACGGGCGATGCCTGCCGTATCGCTTCTGTTGTTCCTTGGCCCAGATGATGTAATCAGTAGGGGACACCGAGACGACTTTCCGCTCGGCGACCCAGTCGGGGTCTTTGGGATCGGTTCTCGTCAGAACGATCTGGTTCTGAATGCCGTGATGCTCCTTGACACCGCAGCAATGCATGTCCTTCGACAGCCAGTTTGGGATATGGACGTTCCACCCATCCTTCGCCGGGAACTTGTCTTCGTAGATGCCGTTATGCTTAGCCACGACTGGCTCCTTCACTGGCACGAACCGATTGAGCTGGTCCTCCATCCACTGATTGAACCTCGACGTACCCCGGCCTGTCGCCGTGTACCATACTTCGGCTGTCCGCAGTGTCTCCAGAGCTCTGAATTCGCTTGAGCTCAGCGCGGAAGGCTCGGCGGGCCTCACGGGCGGCATTGCGACGGGCTCCGCGATAGGTGCTGGCGTCCCGAGGAATACCTGCCTTTGGGCGGCGAGGGCTTCCTGCCGTTGTTGCGCCCGCTCCTGATGGGTCTTGAAGCCCTGCTTCCGCAGGTTGTAGACTGACGATTTCATTCAAGGCGTACTCCTGTCATAATTTGTGTAGACCAAAGCCGAATTCTTGTTTGAATTCAGCACGATAAGTTCTTTGGTAGTCTCGTTTGCGTTGCCGTAATTCAGGGTTTGATTGGTACCTCAGCCTGTCTTTTTCTTTCTTGCATTCCTTGCAATACGTCTCGTTGGGCTGGCGCTGCCGTATGTGTCCACGACGACAAATCGGAGACTTAGGACGACCAACGCGAGCCTCGAACGTACCAACAACGACAAAGACTTGGGACATGGAACACCTTCACAGACACAGAAGTACAGACGCAAAAAATCCCCCATGTTTTCACATGGGGGTTGCTACGACTAGCAGTTGGGAGGCTCGGTTAACCTTTCGGGTAAAGCTCTTTGTAAAGCTTTTCCCATTCTTGCGGCTCGCGGAGGTCGTACTTCCGCTGGAATTCACGCTCTTGTTTGCGTGCCTTGTAGTCAGTGTACCCATACCCGGCGATACCAATGCCTAGGGCGAGCACGCATACAATCATAACCCAGAACACTAGAAACATTGCTATCTCCTTGATTTCGCAGCCTTATTTCCTGCCCCACCTCCGAGAGACACGACGCTTGAAGAGGCTCGTATGTCTCACAGAGGCGTGCAACGAACGTTCACGTATTGGCACATAACGCCGCTCCGCATTGGGCAACGGCGGTAGAGCAGTCTCAACTACAAGCGTGTCCGCTATGGCAGCACGACGCTTATTCTGCCTCACAACGAGCGCAGAAACTTCATCCCGCATCTGTAGGCGTGCGGATTGCAGAACACGGCGCGGCCTTGCCGCTTGAATGCGCTCCCCCATGGCGCTAGGCCGTATGATGACAGGAACATCTCCACATACTCAAGTGAAACTCGAATAGTACACCCACCCAGATAATTCCAAGCATTCCCATTTCCATTCTCTGTTAAGGGCGAGACCCTTGCCCCTCCGGGCTGTGATGTTGACGCGGTTGCTACTAACGTGAGACCAGATAAATCGACACGACAATGATTAGGACAATACCGGCCCATAGGGCGGCATTCCAAATCAATGCCCAACAAAAGGGAGATACTCTCATGTCCACCTCACATGACTAACTCAGGTATTCAGGCAAAGAAAAACCCCATGGGCCGAAACCCATGGGGCGCAAATGCCGCTAACGGGTGGGTGGGTTAAACGGCCTTTGCTGCCGCAGGCTCATTGGAAGCCGCTCCGCCATCGCTCGGAAACGCCTTCTGATTGCGCTTGCGGGTTGCTTTTGCCTGCTCTTTGCGAACGTTCGCAGAAGCCTGCAATTCCTTCGCACGGTCGGTAGCGGCCTGTGCCACGGCCATCAAATCATCGACGGATGACAGGAAACCAATGGAGCGGAGAACGAACGCGAGGTGATCCACGTTCGATTGCCCGACCTTGTCCGCGATCTTGATTGCCTTGGCTTTCGCGTTGCCGGGCACAGCGTTGAAGATATCCGAACCCTTGTCCGCGACCATCGCCGCCGCGATACGAGACGGTTTGTCCGTGCTCGCCTTGACGTTGTTCGATGCCTTGGTTTCACCCTGCGGCTTGGCGGGAGGCTTGGGAGCCAACTGCTTTTCGAGCGCCGCGAAAGCGTTTGCGCCCTTCGTCTTTTTCATGATGAAATCAAAGACGATATCGCACGCCTTGTCCGCCGTCTTGGCACGCAGGATCATGCTCAGCGGCGATCCATCCTGAACGCCCTTCTTATCGTAGTCTTTGACCAGCGACCGAGCCATGTTCGTGGCGACCGAAAGGAACCGGTAAACCCACGCCTTGCCGAACTCTTTGCCGCGCTTGGCTTCCCCGTATTCCTTGAAGGCGGTAACGATTTCCGCCTTGGTATCATCGTAGCTCGCCCGGTCAGCCTCAATCGGCGAGTACGTCCGGACAACGAGATGCACAACCATCGAAGCAGTCATTCGCAGGGTGGCATCTGCGGCGTTGCCGATATTGGCAACCACAACCTTGAGGCTGTCCGCGGCCTTGATGTACACGACCTTGTCAATGGTCTTTTCCGAACCGGTATCGGTAGCGGCAGCCATGACAGGAACCAGCGAGGTAGAAGCGAAAAGGATTGAACGCATGTTAGTCGCCTTTCTTGTGAACCCCTACCGTGCCGATTGGCCGGTTTCTTGGGGTTGTCTACTCAAGTAGAAAAATTCTACTTTGTCCCATAGGTTCGCGTTCTCCGAAGTGGAGTTTTCGAACCCAAAGGTACCACGGGAAACAGAACCCACCCGCAGGAACCCCAATTAGACCCTTGAAATGTGGCAAAACTAAGGCAGTTCCTGCGACAAAATGTCGCATGTGTGTTCACGTTCCGTTCCTCTATACTTAACATGTTAAATATCGTACAATTGGTCCCGCAGGGATATGCGTGGAATCCGAATTTGTCTACTCAAGTAGACTTGCCCAACGGGCTGAGCTATGCGCCTAGTGCAGATGCCTCTAGGATTGAATTAGAAGGCCGTGGGTGAGTTTTGCCCCTTGGCCGCACCCTGACTACCCCTTGATGATTTTACGAGATACGTGACATTCGTCACAGTGTAGCGTCCTGTCATTGCAACTAATAGGTTGCATGCAGATTAACTTGACGGTAACGACCAAGCCTCTATAATCGCGTGTATGGGCAATCCCGCCCTAGGGGAATGACAATGACAGACAGACAGAAGGCAATTGCGAAAGCTCGCGAGGCTTATCGCTTCTGGAACACAACCGGCATTAAGCCCGTGGGTTTCACTGTGACCGATGACGAGCAACACCCATTCCGCTTTGTTGCGCACGGTTGGGTTATCCGCTTGCGCGACCAAGGCAAAGTCTCTTTCTGCTACCGTGCAACCGAGCCTGAGGATTTCCAATGACCAACGATGAAAAGTGGTTTGCTTGCTGCCTGCCTTTCGTGCCCGTTTGGGTTTGTTGGGCGTTGTGGTATTCATTCGGATAAGGGAGAAGCCATGTTGACGATCAAAATTGAGACTGCCTCTAATCGTGTGATGGTCTTTGAATACCAGATGCCAATGAAACACACTCTCGATTGGCTCATTCAAACGACCAAAGAGAATGTCCCCGATTGGACCAAGATCACGATTGAGTTGACGCCTACCACCATCGAACACGCAGCTAGATAGCTTCTGAATATCGGAATACTCAAGGGCGCTTTCGGGCGCCCTTTCTTTTTGTCCTAATCGTTAGTGTACAAACGATATTCGTTTAGTAGATCAATGACCTAATCATGTGTTCGAGTTAGCGGAGTGGCTTCATTGCGTGACACACTAAAAACGTATCTCTAAGACTTCCTGTCATCGAAGATGACCCACCATCGCGCATCACATCGTGTTGACATCGCACGACAATCCGCATGTCAACCCTCTTGCGTGGTCCATATACGAAAATATTTCCCTTGACACGCTTGACGACCCACCCCTAGGCAGGGGGTCACGGGGGGTGCGCGTGGGGGTGGAAGGCACCCTCAGGATTTCTCACAAGAATTCTGGGGTTTGGAGCAGATTTCTCTTGACAACCCTCGCGGAATATGGTATAATATACATAAGGTAGACATTAAGGTTCTTATAGGAAACTTAGATACCTATTAAGTTAATATCATAAGAACCCATTGAGTACTCATTGAGTAACCCAGATACCTATTAATATAAATCTAAAGGTATCTAAGTCTCCTTAAGGTACCCAATGAGTGGCCTTCGGCGCTCACTCTCTAAGATATCATTAGAGACCACATCTTTGGTCGCCCTATTTCATTTCTGTGTCGTCCTTTTCAGTGACGAAGTCACGCCATTGCGGAGCAATTATGGAACCTGCCTCTATTCGCTATAAGAACCCCGGGGCTATGTGGGGCAATGCCCTAGCCCGTAAGTGGGGAGCAGCCCCTAAGGCTGTGACCCTGAATGACGGCAAAGGCCAAGGCAATAACATCGCTGTCTTCCCGACCTATGTCCAAGGCATTTGCGCCCAGCTCGATCTGTGGCGGTCGTCCAAGAACTACAAGAACAAGAAATTCGCTGATGCGATATCCGTCTGGTCGGGCCACAACGAGGTCCCCAGCTACATCTCCTTCGTCAAGAAGCGTGTCCCCGGCCTCACAGAGGCTACGGTCATGGATGACGCCTTCTGGAAGTCCGATAAGGGAGTAGCCTTCCTCAAGGCTCAGGCTTGGCACGAAGCAGGCAAGGAATACCCCGCTCCTTCTCAGGACTGGTTGAACGCCCAAGGCATCGTCCTTGGCCAGAAGCCTCTAGAAGCCCCTAAGAAGGCCACACAGGCGATTGTAGTCTCCGGGGCTAGTCAGGTAGCCGCCCACACCGCAGGCTTCTCCACGGCCTCCGCTGTCCTTCTGGGAGCCATTGTAGTCGTCGCCGTTGGTCTGTTCCTCTGGTGGAAGCACAAATCAGACAATCAGAAGTACATTAATACCGAACTTGCAAAGGTCACCCTTCAGGATGTCAAAGTTCAAGAATGACATCGGCATGTTCCTCCTTCAGGGGTTATTTTTCGAAGTCTCCCCCAATAAGGATCAAGTCGTTTACACACTCAAGGACCGGGATCACAATGGATATCCCAGTCTATACCGGCTCTACATGGAATGCAACGACCCCACGGAGTACACCTTCGCGACCAAGCACTTGGACGGTTGGGCTCACTGGGAACGGCTTTCCCAGTGTACGTGGTTCCAGCCTTATATCGACCGATGGCGTCGTGAGCTAGAACTCAGGTTCAAAGCCCTAGCCCTCCAGCGTATCCACAAAGCGGCTCAGGCAGGCGGCAAGGAGTCATTCCAAGCCGATAAGTTCCTCGTCAATGGCGGCTGGAAGGACCCCTCGGCTAAGAAGCGGGGTGCTCCTACGAAGGCTGAGGTCAAGTCCGAGGCTCACCGTATCGCCCTAGAGCAGTCCACCCTTGAAGACGATTTCGAACGAATTACAGGAAATCTTAATTAATGGCAAAATACAATTCCGACGGGACAATCGCTACTACTACTGTATCCGGTTCGTCTCGAACGGGGTTGTTTGCTGCCGACGGCTCCCTGAACATCGTCCTCGATGACGCTGTCTACAAAGGTCTCTACCATCCTTGTGGAGCCCTTCGGGTCAATTCCGACACTACTACCCAGCGCACCTATGATCCCTCAGGAGCCTACTACCTCGGCACTCTTCTTGGAAGAGGAGGGGTGGCGCCCTACGCTCCCGTTGACCCAACTATCATACAGAACTTCTTCGCCAGCGATGGCTCGCAGAACGCGGTGACGGCCGTCATCAACGGCTGGAGTGGGCAATATTACAACGGCCGAACCTATGTTGCCTATCAGGGCGCGCAGTTCGATCTCTACCTGACGGCCTACAACCATTCCACGTCGAACTTTGAGGGGCCTTACTTCGTTTCCAAGGGCAACCTTGTCGGTGACGCCCACGGCTATCCCGGTGTCCTTATCAAGAAATACGGAACGGGGATCGGCACTATTCACTACATGGGTGGATCGCACGTCAACCCGCTGGTCTATGCCAAGTCGAGCGTAGCTCAGGACGTATCGACAATGGTTGTGCAAACCTCGCCGGTCGCCTCGTGCTCATATCCTACCTTGCGAGAAACCACTGACGGCAAGCTCTGGCTGTTCTACCGCGCCGGAGGCCATCTTAGCCCGTGGTCCTACATCACCTCGACGGACAACGGGGCAACGTGGTCAGCGGCTACCATCTTCCTGAACTACGGACTTGGCACAAGCGACTCGGCCTATGCGTGGGTCACCAATGACAGCGCGGACAACTTCCATATTTCTTGGCTGTGGCAGGACGAAGACAATTCACTCGGCAACCCGAACGCCCCTGCAATCGGCAACCGCTATAACGTCTATTATATGAAACTTTCGAGCGGCGCGACGGTCAAGACAAACCTCGCCGGTACGACGCTCGCAACCTTCCCGCCGACGCTCACCAGCTCGAATGCTGAGTGTATTCTCGTCAGCACGACGCCGACATGGCTTCTGGTTCAGGTCGCCCAAGTCGCGGTCGATAGTTCGAACAATCCCTATATCTCGTGGAACCAACTGACGAACACTAACACCGGGCTTCCGCATACCTACAAGGTAGGCTGGTGGAATGGCTCGTCGTTCAGCACGAGCGACATCACGACCACGGACCACATCTTCGACGAATATGATGTGGAGTGCGTATCTGGCAGCAGTGCGGCAAACGTTGTCCTTCGTGCCGTTGTAACCAAGGGTGGCTCCACGGGCACCAACGGCGACTACGACGCCACCCAGACGGATCGCGGCGGCAGTCTTGAGGAGTGGACCTCGACGGCAGGCATTGGAAGCTGGAGCAAGACGGCAACCATCATCACTGCTCCGAACACAGGCGATCTCTACAACTCGCCGAATTTCGTCAAGGACTACCAAGCGTCCGCTAAGGTCCTCTATAACGAATGGGTCAATAACCTCTCGACTTACACGGCCAAGGTCGGGCTGTGGGGCTCTGGCGGTGCCGTTAGGGTGCCGTTCGAGGCGGAGACTACTGCCTTCCTCAACCGCTTTTCCGTTACCCCAAGCGCCGCCGTCCAGTGCGACATCAATGCAATGTGGCGCATCCTGAAAGCGTCCGGCCTCACCGCATCCCTTGATGCCTTTTACCTGCTCGGCCTGATGGATGCCCAGTCCGCGCGCTTGAACTGGATCAATACGAACTTCACATTGACGCCGCAGGGCAACACCGGAAATGGGCCGACGCATACATCAGGCGCGGGCTTCACCGGGAACGGAACGGATAGCTACCACGACACCGGCATTCTAGCTGGCGGTCTGACTAATTTTACCCAGAACAGTGCAGCGGCTGGTATCTGGTGCGATGTCAATGCTCAAGGCGCCGCCGCTGATTTCGGTCAGGCATACGGCACGTCAGATGTCTATATCCGTCTTCGTGACGCCAGCAACCTTACCTTTGGGCGCATCAATCAGAACACGACGCTCAATGTGGCTAATACCGACAACACGTATCTGACGTCAGTAGTCCGCACGGGTGCGACCGCAATGGCACTGCGTAAGAACCTCTCGCAAATTGCCTCTGGCGCTGGCGCATCTTCGGCTCGCGATAATACGGCCGGCCATACGTTTTGGATTGGCGGTGTCAATCTCGGCACGCCTCAGTTTTCCAGCCGGCGACTTGGCGCGTGCTACATCGGCGCGGCGATCAGCGCGGCGCAGGAAAAGGCACTCTATAACATGCTTTATAGCTGGTTCCGCAAGCGTGGAACGATTTAAAGGGCTTAAGATGTAATGTCAGACCTGCCTCCGAACGACCAGAAAGAACTTTTCAAACAAGCAATCAAAGAATGGATGGATGAACGTTACGCCGACCTAGGACGCTGGGCAGTCAAAGTCATT